TGCCCGAGGAGGCCGGCGACCCCGCGCAGGACCTGAACATCAAGAAGGTCCAGATCCAGGTCGCCAACATGCCCGACGAGCGGGAGGACGACACCGTGTTCATCGTCCCCAAGGCCCTCGCCTTGGCGATGGTCGAGCGGACGGACCTCTTCTACCCCGAGGAGAACGCGAACGCCGCCGGTCACGTCTTCCTCGTCCACGCGGCCTCGACCGAGGTGCTGCCGGCCCACGAGATCGTGGCGGCCGAGCACCCCGAGGTCGACGAGGACCCGCCGGAGCTCCCCGCGGAGGCCACCACCGTCGAGGACCCGCCGGCCGATCCCGTGCCCGCCCACGCGGGTTGGGCCGCCCCCGGCAACACGCACTGATCGACCAACCACCATCCTGCCCCGACCCTCACCGGTCGGGGCACCTCCCCCACCTCTTTCTCTTATGGGTGCATTCTTCAACTTCGCCATCACACAGCTACCGACCTTCAACGACGGTAAGACGATCTACTGCATCACCGACCACCCTGACGGCGTCGAAGAGCTCGAGAAGAGGGCGGAGACGCTGACCCGTGACCGGCTGCTGGATATGTGCAGCATCATCTGGGGCGAGGACGATGCAGAGGACGATCGCCTGGATGAGATGAGTGAAACGATCAAGGGCGCGATCGACGTGCTGAACAGCAACCGCCGAGACGTGGGGACGCTGCTCATCGACAAGCGCGTCTACCTCCTCACGGGCGGTATGACCTGGAGCGACGACCCGACCGAGGCGCTGACCCCGATTCAGATCCTCGAAATGGCCGGAATCACCGAGGAGCCGCTCGACCTGATCTCGCCCAATGAGTAAGTGCAGCCGCTGCGGCAGGCCTACCGCCAAAGAGGACCTGGTACGCTGCACCGCTGCTGGGCATCTCGGCGGACCGGGAGCCAAACCCACCTGCTCCCCTTGCTTCTATCGAGCCTGCCACCCGACCAAGGAGCCGGCCGTATGGATCGTGCGCAGCCTGGTCGCAGGATTCAGCGCGCTCACAGCACAGCAGCGGGCGCGCCTACGCGCCTACGTACAGAAGCAGGGAGCCAAACTCGCAGTCGGCCGACACTTCTACTCTAAGTACTGGATCTACAAAGGGATACCGCGAATCCCTGTCGTAGCAGCTGGGCGCCTCCCGCGCACCAAGACTATCTCGACACCTGAGACTGCATGGGTCAACCTAAACCTTCGTATGGAGGCTGCGGCCGATCGGGCTGCTGGGAAAGACCCGCTATCCTTTGACGTGGCCGTTCGAGATGCCACGCTGGCTCAGGTTCGAGAGGCACTCTCCAAGCGAGCTCCTCGCCGCAAAAAGAAACCGAAGCCGACCGATCCCCTTGACGCCCTTGACGACTTCCTCTGATGAGCCTCCCCAAGACCAGCGTAGGTGACTACATCTGGCGCCCAGTCATCATGCACCTGATGGATGGACTAACCCCTGTGCACTTCGATCTGCGGCCGGATGTCCGCGTCCGTGATGACATCCTCACCGTGAACCCCCTGCGTGGGTTCGCAACATGGGGCGATGTAGCTGAGCTAGGTGCGCCGCCGGTCGGCGATGGGTGGCGGTTCCACCCTACCGGGCCGACAGGGACACCACTGCTCTACGATGGGCAGATCCCCTCAGACTGGACCTTCTTCGAAGTCACCCGTCTGACCCGAAAGACGATTGCTAGGCGTTCTCGGATCTGCGCTCACGTGTACCCAAGGACCGGCTCCATCTGGCCGCTGTTCCAGCGCATCGAGGACTGGTTCAAGACTTCGGTCATGCCAACGCTTCCTGAGGCGGAAGCCGTGGAGCAGTACCGCCGCATCTTCGACGCTGAGAAGTGGGAAGAGCAGTGGGAGGCGCTTCGCACGCTCGACACCTAAACCAGCAAGAGCGGCGAGCCTGTCGGGCATGAGTATGGTGACTGGGGAGTGTATACCCCAACCACCACCCTCACCCGACATAGTCATGCGACGATTCCTCACCACGCTCGCGCTCCTCGTGCTAGTCGCCACCAGCTGCGGCGGGGCCAGCATCCCCTGCGGTCGGTGCGATGCCCCGGCCACTAAGGCACTGACCCGGACCGAGACGACCTACTACTGCTCCAAGCACTGGGCCGAACGCACGGCAAGCCCGTACACTTGGTCCACGTTCCAGCAGTACGGGTTCACCGTCCGCGACCTGTGAGAGCCTCTCGGGGCTCAGGAAGGGCCTTCGGGCTCTTCTTTTACTTTTAGCTGGACGGCGTCGCCGATGAGGTGAATCGAGAAGGCAGCCCCCGGCTCAGGCCACTCGATCTCAGCGCCTTCGAAGACCTGGGCCACGGTCAACGCCATGTAGCGCCCTGTCTTGGTCAAGCAGAGGATGCCGCCGATCTTCCCCCAGTCTCCCTCGAGCAGCATGATGTCGCCGGGCTCCGACCCGCCCTTGAGCCAGTTGTTCGGCCACTCGGATCGAGGCCGCCGGCGGACGTGACTGAAGCGCAGACTCTCTGGTGTGTCCTGAATCCTCATAGGGAACTACCAAGCTCCTGGGCCAGCTCCCGCTTGATCTTGTAGACCTTGTCGGCCGTGATCCCAAGGGTGCGGGCGATGGCCGGCACAGATGATAGGCGCTGCTTACCGTGCGCGCCCATGCTGAGATCGTAGACAGCCTGCTGCTGCTTGGTCCACCCCGCGTACGCCAGCTCAACCGACTCCTGGTACCGGCTGTGCGCTTGGTCCAGTGCCTTGACGTTCTCGAGGCCGCTGCCCGCCAGGCTACGCTGGGACATCATCCGGTCCATCTGCTTCACATCCGTAGGGCTCCAGCCCAACGCATCGGAGAGCTCGGCCACCGTGGGCTCTCGACTATGCTCCACCCGCAGGAGGCCCTTGACCGCCTCGTACCGGTGGAAGCGCAGGTGCCTGTGCTCCGGCGCCCGGTCCACGCGCTTGTTGCTGTTGACGTAGCGGTAGAGCCCGCGCAGGTAGTTGTCGAGGAACGTGCGGAAGGCCACACCCTGGGACGGGTCGAACTTGGTAACCGCCAAAGCCAGAAGCCGCATACCCTCACCCTCGATCGCCGCGATTGGGATGGGGGCGTTACGGAACCCGCGGGCCTTCATCTGGATCAGATCCATGTGGCTACGGATCAGCCGGTTCAGCGCCTCCTTGTCGCCCTTCTGCGCCCGCTCTACCAGACCTAGATCGGTATCCTTCCGGGCGTCTCGGATGGCCTTACTCGGCCGATCAGTCGTATCACGTGCCATCGAAACCTCGGTCGCCGAAGTGCTTGCGGGCATAGGACAGGATCAACTCCTGCCGTGCTTGAGTGGTCAGGTACTTGTTGGTGGCCTGCTCTCGAGCCTCCTGGATCAATGGATCGCTTGAAGCCGCGTCTACCGCGGAGGCGGCCACCGCGTTGAAGGGTCCAGGAAGAACCTGCTCAAGAACATCACTAACCACAGTGGATGCAGGGTTGGTCATCTTCTTCTCATCCACCAGCTTACTGAAGAGGCTATCGTCGAATACCAGCCCAGCTCCGGTTGTCGTCTGCGATCCTGAGACCGGACGCATCTGATAGAACTCCTTGGTGGTGGGTCGGTCGGCAAACTGCGTCACGAGCTCGAGCTTGTGATCCTCGAGGAACTGCCCCAAGCTCGTGGCCTCTCGTTTGAGGAACGTCCGATGCGCCCACTCGAAAGGCGTGGCCTGCCCACCACCAGCTGCCGCCACGTCATGCCAGCTAGGCGGCGGGGCCACGTCGTCCGTCAGCTCCTCCTGCCCTTCCAGGATGGGGTAGACGTTGTTCAACGCCGAGACCCCGGACAGATACTCGAGGTAGTACTCCAGTCGATCCTGCATACTCAGGCCCGACTCAGTCTCAAGCTCCCCAAGATCCAACTCAGTCAAGGATGCTCGGATGGCCGCTACAGTCTCGTTCGTTGCTGTCGCCGTGTACGGGCCGGTGTAGAACGGCTTACATCCGAAAGAGGTCTGGTACAGGTCATCCAACTTCTCCGTGGCAATCAAGTCCTCAGAGAAGAAGGCCGGGGGCGCCGGCCAGTCCAAGCGGGTATCGAAGTCCTCAAGGACCTTCTGGCCGTCCTCGATGATCTCATTCGTCAGTGTGTCGACGATCGTCTGGTACTGGTCTTTGTAGGATTGATCAGCCGCAGCCTGGGTCGAGGGCGGGAGATCGAGGAAGTCCAAGTTCTCGCCAGAATCTGCGATGTCCTTCTGAATCGTAAGCCACTCGACAATCGCCGCCGTGGCCAGCTCGTAGTACGTCGCCGCCACGGTCAGGACCGCGAGGGCACCGGCCACGGTGTTCGGGGCCTCGCCACCTGTAAACACGTCGCTGGAGGCGCCGCCGTTGACAATGGAGCCTAGCGCGCTCTTGAGTCCCGACACCGAGAAGCCGTCACCCAACGCCGCCTTGGCTGCTGTGATCTGCCCAGTCGTATCAACCAGGACCGGGACGTCGAGGAACAGGTATGCCAAGTACGCTGGACTGACATTGCCCGCCGCGTAGATGGTCTGGTCACCTTTGGTCAGGGTCGTGGAGAAAGCAGATCCGCCAACAGCGATCTCCCCAGTATTGAGAGCCTTTGCGACAGCCGCCCCATCGACCAGAAGCTCATCCAGGCCTGCTTGAATCTCCGCAGCCTCCGTCGATAGGTCCTGGAAGTAGGTCGTCAAGCCGGTCCCATCGAACTGCGTGCCCTCAATCGTCAGAGTCTCCTGGATCGGAGCGCCCGTCGTCGTAACCAGGTCGACGGTATCTCCACCGATGTACGTGTTCCAGTTCTGGAGCGCGGACTGAGTCTGCTCGATCTTGGCGCCCAGCCCGCCGTACTGCGTAGTCTGAGACGCGAGGGGGCCTGAGAGCGCCGAGGAGATCGTCTGCCCCAGCGCCTGGTCCGCAACCTTGCTCTTCTGGGTTTGCAGCTCTTGGAGCTTCGTGGAGAGGCCCTCGAGCGCGGCTCGGATCTCCTCGATCTCCATCTTCGGAACAGGCCGAGTACGATCCAGCTGAAGAGTCGTCGACTCCTGGCCATCAGAGTTGACCACGAAGGTGGTCGACACGACCTGACCAAAGTACGAGATGTCCGAGTCGAAGATGATGGTTGGAAGCCCGGGGATGATCCACCGGTGCCCAAGCATCGAGACCTGGCCCTGGCGCCGGTAGCGCATCAGCTGAAGCTGGTAGTTAGCCACCGCCGCCATCAGGTCGGCGTACGCAGCATTTTCCGGGTTAGCAAAGTCTTCGATCGACTGGGCCGTGGCCTGGTCCTCCGTGCGTGGGATTGTGCGGCTCAGGTACGCCGCGGCTGCCAAGGCTTCGAACCGGTTCTGCCCGAAGCTCGGGACAATACCCTTCTCCAGCTCTAGGTCCGATACAGCGCCAAGGAGGCTACGCACCGACCCGCTCTCCAAGTCGGCGGAGTCCGGGTATGCGTACGGTGACGTGGCCCCGCTCACGTTGATCGAGCGGCCAAACGTGGACGCCATGGCGAAGAGGTTCGCCGAGGTCACGTCATCACCAGCACCCTCCCGCGCCTTGCGGATGATGTCCTCAGGAGCCAGCCAGTAGAAGAAGTTACCAACGAAGGAGGCTAGGTGCGGGTCCTGTACCAGGTGCCGCGTCGGCTCCGACTGGAACTCCCGCCCGATGGACAGGTCTGCCATCTCATCCGGGAACACGAAGTTGCACGGAGGCGGCAGCGCGTAGTACGTCTCCGGCACGAACACGTAGTCGTTCCGGTAGTACTCGTAGGGAATCTGGTGGGCGGTAGCCTGCTCCTCATCCTGCTTCCCGGTCAGAGTAGGGATCATCGATCCCATCTCCGGCTGCTTACTCGGCCGGTAAGGCATAGGGACCTGGACCAGGTGATAGAACCCATAGGACATCACCTGCCGAATGATGTCGAGCACCGAGCTGCGCGACGTGATTCGGTTCTGCATGTCGCCCAGCAGGCTCAGGCCCACAGATCGTTCGAGGATCCCTTCGAGGATGCTATCCGGGATAGACGCGATCTTGTTCAGGAGCCGGCCACGGACCACGTGCTGACGTAGCACCCCGTTGTAACTACTGAGGTAGGTGATCAAGCGGATCAAGCGCTCAGCGAACCGCGGAGTAGCGCTATCACGGCCAGGAACATCGGAACCGGTCTCCCCGTCGTTAGTGAAGAGATCCGCCAGCGTGAACAGGCTGAGCGTGTCTACCGACGAAGGCCCGCCGCCCTCGATCACACCCGCCACAGTCGCAGGCAGTCGGCTGCCGGAAGCAATAGAGCTGTACTCGATCCCTCCCATACCCATCATGAAGGCCGGGGTGCGCTCTAGGCTCTCTACCAAGGCTCGTGCTCGAACCTGGATGGACCTATTGCCCTTGGATTTCTGGTGGGTGCGCCCAGCGGCCACGCCCTCCCAGAACAGGTGCCACGTGTCCTTGAGCTCGTCCTCGTCCGAGGTATAGGTCTTGGCAAACTGCACACCACCTTCCTCATCCTCCTGCCCAGGAGCCGGGTCAGGGAATCGATCTTTGGCGAAGATGTGCACCATCGTCTGCGGCCGAAGCTCGAGCAGGATCTTGTCCGGCTCCAGGCTCAGCATCACCTCGCTGACCTGATCCTGAGACATGACCATGCTGAACCCATGGTGCGGAACCTCCACGCCATCCAGAAAGATCTTCCACTGGGATGCTAGGAGGCCGGCTCGGGTCTCGGCAGTCATCAGAACTCGATGGGCTGACTGTGGGTCACGTAAAAGGAGAGCAGGAGATCCAGCCGGTGCGGCGCTGAGGCCACGAGGTTGGGCGTCGACTCAAGGAAGGCCCCGTAGACTTGGCGCCGACCGTAGGTCAGCTGGACCAGCAGACGATCCCGAGCGCATGCCCACAGACTAGCGTACTGCTCGAAGAACTGCACCCAGTCACGATGCCCGCGCCCTTCCCACGCGCTCGCCTCGCTGCCTGATGGGGGTTGAATCGTCGTCCCCAGGTCCGTATCGAGCAAGGCCGCGGAGATCGCATAGACCCGGTGATCGTTGCCGTAGGCGTAGAGCTTGTTGCCGTCAAACGACTGGCTGTACTGCACCCGCTCCCGATCCGGCTCCTCGACTCGTCCGATCAAGAGCTGATCGAACTCGGCCACCGGATTGGTCAAAACCAGAGCCCCTGTCGCATCCAGGGGGAAGACACGGACAGCCGCCCGGTCGCCCTCGTAGAGCTCCTGGGCCTGTTCGCCGAAGCGCTCCCGCAGCTCGGTGTCTCGAGGTTCAAAGGCCATCAGGAGAACCGGTCATCGATCACGAAGAGGGTGAACGAGATGTCAGCCTTGCTAGGCTCTGCTGCGTTGATCGACATCGACAGGTCGACCACATACCCGGCGCGGAACATATCTCGGAAGGTGAGCTCTACGACCCACGGCATGGTCTGCCGCTCCGCCCCGACCAGGCTAGCTGAGGCGCGCAGGTACTCCCGGTAGGCAGCGTAGAACTGGTTGCGCCCGTCCCCATCCAGCTCGTTGATCAACACGTGACCCGCGTACCGGAAAATGTAGGGCTGCATGCCCGACGTGTAGACCGTCGGCTGATTGAAGCTCATCACCATAGCCGATCGGGCGCTGCGAGGCTCGACCGCGCTGGTAAGGATCAGCTTGTCTGTGATGAATACGATCGGCGAGAGCGCGATCTCGAGCCCAGCATTAGCTACCAGACCGAGCGGGAAGGGCAGTACTTGAGCCAACGCTGTGCTGGCTGCATCGATGATCCCTTCCTGCGCCGTGGCCGCGTCTCCGATGTCGCGAACTACCAGCGTGGCAGGGACCTTGTCGTACTCCGCCCCCATCGCCGCACCCAGGTGGCGATAATCCGCAGGATCGTACCCAAGCACGATCTCGTAATCATCCGAGCTCGACACCTGCGGACCCTGGGTCAGATCCGTATCGTCGGGGCCGGTGCCAGACAGGACGTCGTCGATGCTCCCCATCAGCTCACCGTCTTCACGTAGATCGGATTGTTCTCAGTCCCGCTCGGGGGCTTGTCTGGGTTCTTGTTGATCTTCCCAAAGTTACCGAGGAACTGATCCATCGTCAGGAGCTCCCGAACACTGACAGCGTCGGTGTTCCACCCAGAGCTGTTCTTGTTGATGGCCATGTCCTGAAGAACATCCACCGATAGTCCCGTCCCATCTAGGTTGGAGATCTCGGCAATCACGGCTAGGAGCGACGGATCCGTCTGTCCCGTAATCAGCTTTCGGAACTTATCCACGGACGCCTGTCGATAGCCACTGTTGATAGACTCGCGCGACGTCTGCGTGTTGCTGCCTGCTCCCGAGAGGGCTAGCGCCCGGGCAACACTCACCGCGGTCACATCCCGTCCCGCCAAAGATTGATACAGCCTAGCTGTATCCAACATATCCGGGGCTTCGCCGGTCACCTGCTGCATCATTCGACGGGTACGGACAAACCGCAGAGACTCTGCCCCACTGAGCGACGTACCACGCTGGACAGCGCCGACCTCACCGGCAATTTGCCGATACATGTTCATAGCCTGAACCGGGTCAGACTCACCGATCATCTGGCCGAATACTCGAGCGGCAAGTACCTCACCGCCGCCCGGTTGAATCGATTCGCCGATGCGGTAGGCATCCTGCGCATAGGCGTAAGCATCCATCTGCATCGAGCCTGCCATGTTCGAGCGCACCGCCCCACTCATAGAAGCACGCAAACCTGCCAGAGGGTTGGATCCAAGAACCGCACCCAACCGGGCCCCGGTGCTGATAGCACCTCCGACAGACTGCCCCGCATAGGAGAGTGCCCCAAGACTGCCTCCGAACCGCGAGGCGTATCCCAGACCGAGCCGCTCTTGATACTCCGCGACGCGCATCGCGGCGTCGTCCTCACTGGTCCCGCCGAATCGGAACAGCTGCGCATCAGACATGAGGCCAGCCCGGTAGCGGCCTAGGACGCCCTCCGCACTACCGAACCGCCGGTTGACTGCGGTGACCGCGTCCATGCCCATCCCGCGGGCCTGAGCCATGATCGGCATAGCGTACCGGGCCCGATCCGCGTTGCTCATCTGGATCAGGTTTCCGCCCTGGCCGATGGCTCCCAGAGCCTGGAACGCCGAGCTGTTAGGCATCAAGCCGTGCTGCCGGCCCATGTTCACCATCTCGCGCGTTTGATCAACGTTCAGCTGGAGAGCACGACTCAGGTCATGAATGCTGCTAATCAGGCTCTGAACCTGGCGGTTATCCGAGGCAAGGACCGACTCCCCAGCGCGCTGACCTCGGAAGGCCTGGTGGACCGAGAGGCCTGCCGTGACGTCCTGGAGCATGCTCACCTCATCGCTACCGAGGGCATACCCAAGCCGGCGGTTGAGGTTCAAAAGCCCGGCCTCGAACGCCCGCGCTGAGCTCTGTGTCGCGTCAGCCCGCAATCGCAGACCAGGTCCGTCAACGTTACCTCCACCGCCGAACGCGGCCACGTCCCCGCCCCGCAAACCGGAGTAGCGAGCATAAGCTGCCCGCACAAACTCAGGCCTCGAGCCTGCGAAGGCCGCCCCGGTCCGGCGTCGGATCACGTCCGGGACCAGGCCAGCGATCAACTCGTTCCCGACATCGCTGAACATCCGCTGACGGAGCTCGTCCGACGCGTCCTGCTCCATCCGAGCCCGGGTGAGGCCCCAATGGTAGTTGTAGTCCGGGTATAGGAGCCCGCCGGTCATCGTGTTGACGCCCCGAGCCACCCCAGCCCCCATCACCAGAGAGCCGAAGTTCTGGCGCATGACCGGGGATGCGGCGCCCGCCCCAGCCGTGAACGTCCCGTACATGGACGAGCGCAGCTGCTGCATCTGCTGCTGCATCTGGAGCTGAAGCTGCTGCTGTTGCAGCATCATCGAGACCCGCATGGACTCAGTGGCCATGGAGTTCGTGCCCCCCACGGCCATGGACTCAGCCCGCATTTGCTGCTGCTGCTGGGCCTGGATCCGCTGCTGGAGGGCGTACAGCGCCTGGTTCTGGTTCGGATAGGGGTCGGGCATGGTTTACTGGCACTGGCACCCAGTGCCAGAGAAGCGGCTCCTACGCCTGCTAGGAGTATAAACCCCCGCTCCGACCGGACCTACGGCAACAGGTCGCGGACGTAGTCCCACATCTTCTCGAGCCGCTCCTGGACCACGGAATCATCATCCGCCAGGGCCGGCTGCGCGGGCTCAAGGATGTGCTTGACCTGCCCGCCCGTGGGGAGGCGGCTGGCTAGGCCCTCGACCGCCCGCAGGCCGGCACGGGCCTCCTGGACCGTCAGCGAGGCGCCTGAGGCGGCTTTGGTGTCCGCAAAGGTCGTCCGGTCCCCGAGATCCGGGACCCCCTCCACAGCATCCTGAGAGACGACGTCCTCGTCGTACTCACGCTCCAGTCCCAGCCCGCTCATGAGGGTCAGGAACAGGGCCCGGCCCCCGCTGTCCCCGATCTGCTGGGCCGCCTCAGCCGTGGAGAGAGGTCGGAATCCAGCCTCCTGCCGAAAAGCGGCCGAGGCCGCGGCTCGGCTGGCCACCTCCTCCGCCGAGAGGCGCCGCGTCCCTCGGTAGTAAGGCTCAAGCCGGGTGCTGGTCAGGTCTCGAGACCCGGCCCGCACCTGCTTGATGGTCTGCCGGAGGACCTGGGAGGTGAAAGATTCAGTCATTGCTCACCTCAAGGATAGCGGCTCCGCCGGCCGTAGTGATCGAATAGGTCTTGTGGATCGCCTCGACCAGCTCGTCACTCAGACGCTTGGTGCGCTCAGCTTTGGCCTGGGCCTGGCCGATGAAGAGCTCCTCCCGGAGCCGCTCAACGAGGGCCTTAGCACTTTCCGTATCCTTGGCGGTGGCGTAGATCTGGGTCGCCTGCTCGACGAACCGCATCGCCTGCTCCTTCCGCTCGTACTCGATGAAGTCTTGCTGCTCGAGGAAGGAGAACTCCGCTAGATCCACCCCGCCCCGCAGCAGCAGGCGGACTCGGTAGTACGCGAGCGGGGTGGCTAGGGGTTTCCCAGGTTCTCCAGCAGCGCGAAGTGCTTGGCGGTCTCGAGGTCAGATAGGAGCCCGAAGATCACGTTGAACAGGGTCTCGTCCCAGTCTTCAACGTAGGACAGGGCCTGCTGGATCGGGTCCTGCTTCTCCCAAGATTCCGGATCCGTCTTGATCGGCAGGCTCGGGAACTCCACATCCCCAACCCGGACCAGGGACAGGACCATCAGGCGGGAGCGGTACTGGAACTCCCCATCCATGAATGCCCGATGCTCATCCCGGGCGTCAGGGGCCCAGGCCGCCAGCAGCCGCCGGTCCCGTTGGCGCAGGCTCTGGATGGTGATAGGAAGACCAGCCAGCTCGGTCGAGTATGTCACTCGACCAGAGAGCAGGTGGTCCTTGTCACGGACCTGCTCATAGACCTCGTCGAACTCCTTCTTGAACTGGGCGTAGGGGCGCATCCCGCGGGAGGTTTGAACCTCCTTGGGGATCTGGGAGCTGATGGCCTCGTCGAGCTCGGTCTGCTCCTCAGAGGGAGCCTCATTGGCCGCCTGGGCCTGCTGCTGTAGCTGCTCCTGGGCTGCGGCTTCTTGCCGAGCCCGCACGTCGGCGGCAGCGGCGTCAGCGGACATCATCGAGCCGCGCGGGGCGGGGCGAGAACCTGTGGGTCGTTGCGACATGGTCGTCTCCAGTTGTTGACAGGCTCAGGATAGCGCCTGGGGGCCCGCATGAAAAGACCTAACAGACATGGCATGAGTCCTGTGAGCCACTGTTTGCCGACACGAACACATCTCCACCTCCCTATCCGGATCTGAATGTACGTCCCCGTCATTGATGCCTTGACGAAGACGTGGCCCCTCTATGAAGGGCCCGTTCGTGAAGGGCTGTCCGCCTGGTGGTCGACCGACTCAGTCGACGCACCACGCCCCGCTCGAGTCTCCAACCGCGCATTGCTGCCGGCTATGGGACTCGGGGCTTTGGCAGCTCTAAGCCTTTACCACCGATTGGCCAAAAACGGCGTAGGTCCCCTGGTGCTGCCCGACCCGGTCCCCGACACGGACCCGCTCCGCAAGCACAACCCCGCCACCACCACACCGTCTGCGGCCGACAACAACCACCGGCTAGCCTCAATCGCCTTCGCCGTCCACGCGGCCCGGTCCCGTCCACCGGTGCTACGGGGCATAGCCTCCAATCTGAACATCAACCTCCGCCCCCGGAGCCTCCTGGTCAGCCAGGCCGACGCTAACGACCTGCTCGTAGCCATCATCGACCGGCTGTTCAAAGAGCTCCCGCCCGCTGGGGAGATGTCTCACCCGGACCACCTGATCTTCGAAAGCCGTCTGAAGACCGTCGCCTCGGCGATCTTCCAGGCCTTTCACCAGGCGGACCTCCCGCTACTTCCTCAAACCACGGAGTGAAGCACATGCTACTTCTTGCCTTGAGCGCAATCTGCGCCGTCATCTGAGGGTAGATCATGGCTGGCTACCCATCATTCAATGTCCTGACGGACACCGCTCAAGCTGAGCACTACCGATTCGCACGAATCCCCAAGACCAGGCGTACCCGGGATGGTCGAGAAGTCCCGGTACTCGAGACGCTTTCGAACGGTCGGACACGTCAGAAGATGCGAAAGCTCCAGATCCCTTGCCCGGAGCTAATGGCTGCTCAAAAGCTCATCCTCAGCGAGCTCAAAGCGCTCGGGATCGGGGCCTCCCCAGCAGCTCATGCCTACGTCCGCAAGCGTGGTATCCACACCAACGCCGCCCCGCATGTAGGTCACCGGTACAAGCTGGACATCGATCTGCGGGACTTCTTCCCGTCCGTGTCTCCCCACGTCGTCCTCGAGCAGCTGGAGTACTTCCTGACCAGGGGGTACATGCAACCGATGTCACGTGCCGACAGGCTCTTCCTTGACAGAGTCAAACGCGCCTGCTTCTTGGATGGTGGCCTACCACAAGGAGCCCCCACGTCCCCCTTCCTCTCCAACCTGGCAGGGGCTCAGGTGGACTTCGGCATCCTGAAGCTGATCGAGTCCTGGCGGACCAACCCCACGATGCGGTGGGTCGACAACCACGGAGAGCGCCGGCGAAAGACGCAGACTCAGATCAGACTCCTGCCGATCGCGTACACCCGCTATAGCGACGACATGACCTTCACGGCGGATTACAGAAAGCTGTACCAGTTCCAGTACCCCGTCATCGGGTTCCTGAAAAAGCTGGGCTACAAGGTCGCCCCCGAAAAGATCCGATTCCGCTCCATCGGCAGTCGCATGACGGTCTGCGGCGTCGTCGTCAACGAGAAGCTAAGCGCTCCCAGGCCTCGACGGCGCGCGCTTCGCGCCCGGCTGCACAAGATCATCTGCGACGCGCACTTCGGCCGCTGTCCCCGTGGGGGAGAGCTGACGCACCGAGGCCCTGTGCCGGTGAACTTTGACCACCTCGCCGGCCTCGTCAACCACGTCAACTTCATCAACCCTGATCAAGGAGCCTCGCTCCAACTACAACTGCGTGTCGCGCAAGACGTGCACCACAACACCCCCACCAACTACAGCGCCGAGACACGCGCGTACCTCCCATGACCAACTTCGAAACCCACGATCGACTCGTCATCGTCGATGGTCACGTGATCCATCAAACGGTTCACGTCAACCGCATCACGCGGGAAGAAGACGTCGTGACCGCCCTCGAGGAACGAGGCCGGCGCGCTGGCGCCCTCTTTCCGTACCACCCCTACGTAAACATCCTGGCACACACCAAGGATGCCCACAACGAGCACTTCATGGCAGTCGTGCCTCCGCGGGCTGAGAGGATCTCCATCGACGTCCGCGAGAACCGCGGCTGGCCGGAGGGTCTTCGATTCCTGGTCGCCATGCCTGCGCGCGTCTTCATCATCTCGATCTACGACGGGCGCCTCTCCGATGCCCGCTGCTTCTTCACCAAGCAGCAGCCGCATCTGGAGGCGGGGTACACCCCGGTTCTGTACAAATCATTCCTACCGAACCAGCAAGATACGGGAGGCATGTGCACGGGTGCTGTGTTCCGCCAGTACCGGTACAACGGGCTCCAGTCGATCCCGGAGATGGTCCTCAAGCTCATCAACGAGTCCGGCTACAACGCGCACTACGAGCACTCCCTGACCATGCCACCTTTCAGCGGGCCGCTCCCTGAGGGGTTTGAGGTTCCCGAAGCGCTTCGAGAGGTCCCGTACTTCGAGCAACTCCCCGAAGGTGACTACACCGACTACGACAGGCGGCGTGATCTGGGCCTGAACATGAACACTGTCATGCTCTGGCAGTTCTGTCGATGGCAGCGCTGGACCGAGGATCGCATCATGACCTGGCAGACGGACGTCGATGAGATCGTACTGGGCCGGGAGCTCGGTACGGCGGCCGAGAAGTGGCGAGAGGTGGTCCGATGACCACCATTCTGGACACCGTGCAAGGCGCGCGTGATCGACACAATGATCACCAGGCCATTATCCGGAGACGCGAGGAGCTTCTATCTCGGATCCTCGAGAACCGACCGCACCTTCTCGATCTTGAGGGGACGGGTCTTACTCGAGAGATGATCGAGGCTCTTGGTCAGATCTTCCAACGCACCTATCCAGTTGCGCTAGACGGTGGAAGGATCAACAACATCCGCTTCAACTTGATCCGAGACGAGAGCGACCGACGTCCTGTCGTCGACCCTCCGGCGAGCATGGGCCCCGAGCAGCTCACGACCCTACGTGATTGGATGCGCCGGCTCGATCACCTACTAGCCGAGCAAGACATCAACGAAGACACCCAGGCGGTCTTGACCGTCCTACGTCGATTCCACCCACCCCTGATCACCACATGACCACCGACATCTACTACAAGGGCAACCAAGCCCACGTGCTGAAGACCATCGGCCCAGGCGGGGCCGCCTGGGCTCAGGCCTTCGTTCCCGCCCGGGCCGAGGACCTCGGTGAAACCGACCAGATCCAGCGTGACCTGGACCTCACCAACTGGCCCAAGATCTCCATGGCGGAGACGATGTTCGTCTACCGCTACTTCGCCGAGGTCTACCGCCTGTGGAAGACCGAGGCCTTCGTGCTCTTCCACCGAGGGCCGGTCGACGACGCCTACACCCTCGTCAGTCCGCCGTGGTACACCGCCTCCGCGGGGCACGTGAAGTACGATCCCAACGTCAAGAGCTTCTGCACGACCTGTCGCATCGGCTCGATCGAGCTCGAAGCCGGCAACGCTTGCCCCATCTGCGAGGATGGAGAGCTTGTCGAGTTCATCTGCGTCGGCACCGCGCACAGTCACGGCGCTGGTGGAGCCTACCACAGCTCGACCGACGACGCCAACGAGCTCAACCAGACGGGCTTCCACATCACCTTCGGGAACGTGGACAAGCCGCCCTTCTCGGTGTGCCCGTCGTTCGTCACCGCCCTCCCCGGCTACCGCAACGAGAAGGCGCAGGGCATCCGCCACGCGACCGGTCTCGAGGAGTTGTTCGACATCCCTTTCGTGGAGGGCGGCCTGGATCTGATTCAGCTGTGGCTGAACCGGGTCGCCCACCCCGGACTGTGCGAAGCCATGCTGAAGGCCGGGGTCGATCCCGACGAGCTCGCCGTCGGTCTCAGCGTCGACAAGCTCGAGGACGTCGACACGAGCACTGTGATGACCTTCTGTGGGTCGATGGAAAGCCTGGGGCGTTGGAAGGACAGGATGGGCGAGGCCGCCCGTTGTCTTACCACGTTCAAGTTGGCCAGCGAGGCCATCAAGGAGGCGGAGAAGAAAGCCAAGACCAGCAGGTATGGCGGCTATGGCTCGAAAAAGTGGACCGGCGGCAAAGCGGGTACGCCTTCGACTCCTGGCGGCAAGACTGGGGGTACGGGGGCGCAGGGTGGCCTTGGCCAGACGACGAAGAAGACGACTACCTCACTGGTACCTGTCAGCAAGACAGCCTCTGGCCCTTCGCTGGTCGCTGATAAGAAGTTCCGCATCCAGCGGATGCACACCGGCTTCTACGGCATGGTGATCTCACCGCAAGCGCACTACCCCCTTCAGCTGATCAAGAAGGCGGAGGGTCAGCAAACGACCTTCCCACGAGCCGTGTGGGCGTACTGCACCTCGTTCAAGGACAGTCTGACGTCGAGCAACGCTACGGCCCTAGCCCTGCATCTGCTCATGAACCACGCCTCGACCAGTGAGTGGTTCGATAACGCCCCCACGATCGAAGAGATCGTCGAAGAAGCGCAGAACAGCGCATCCGAGAGTCGTCAGACCCTCTACAGCATGCTGGTTCGAGACGTCATCGACGAGGTGATGAATCGCATCGACGACCTTCTCGACCGGCTATTCAAGTCGATCGCACTGGATGCCCGGATCGACAAGCTCTCGAAATACGTCTACGCCGACCCGACGGTGAAAACTGTGTTCCCCGAGACGTCGATCGACACCGTGATCGAGACCGTGATCGAGACCAACCTGAGCTACGTCGAGGCATTCTCGCGAGAGGACTCCGACGGCGTCCTGCTCGAGTGGTTCCGGCTGACCTACTTTGTCGTCCGCAAGGCGGCCCAGAACGCCGGCATTCCCTACCGCAAGGACTACCAAGAGATCCTCGATCAGATGGATCGACTGGTGCTCGAGATGGACGGAGTCCTCGAGGACCCCGACGACATGGAAGACGATGTCCTCCTCGAGGAGATCGCCTTCTGCAACAAGTCCGAAACAGAAGCCACCCTCCCCATCTACCCCTGACCTCATGATCTACGCCATCCTCGGAGCGGGCGGCATCGGCTACCACCTAGCCGAGCCGCTCGCTCGTCTTCTCGCCCACCCGCCTGAGATGGTGGGGGATCGGATCCAGAATCCGACCCTCTTCATCATCGACGGCGACGAGGTCGAGGACCACAACCTCGCGCGCCAGCACGGCGCCGCGGCCATCGGCCAGAACAAAGCCGAGATCATGGCCCGAACCCTGCGAGACACCTTCCCGGGCCTGGACGTCCGGGTGATCTCCATGTACCTGAGCGATCGGCTCCTGAACCACCACCGTGAGTGGTTGGTCGAGGGCGTCACGCTGTTCGGCTGCGTGGACAACAACAAGACCCGCTGCTTCCTCGAGGAGCAGCTCGACAAGCTCGACGAGTTCACGTGGGTGGACGGCGGCAACGACCTCGACAGCGGCCAGGCCATGCTCTGGCGCCGCATCAACAGCGAGGACGTCTGCGCGTCGCTCACCGAACGGAACCCCGAGATGCGTCATGAGACTCCTGGGAACGAGTTTCCCGATCAGCTGGACTGCACCCAGGAGTACGAGACGCAGCCGCAACTGGCTCTGGCGAACCAAGCGGTCGCCCAGGCCATGTTGCAGACCTGGTTCGCCCAGGTCCTGACGATCGACGACCCGATGAAGCCCAGCTTCAACACCATCGTGGTCGACGTGCTCGGTGGGAAAGCCGCGCCGCAGACGCAGCACTCCCTCCAACTCACCTGAACCCTCTACACACCCTCTGCACCATGACCGGAAACATCAAGCGCCCCGCGTTCGACACCCTCAACCGTCGCATCCGCTACGCCGACTCCCCCGCGAACGACGCGGCCGGCAACCCCGTGCTCTACGAGGTCGACCACTCGGATCCGACCAAGTGGGACCAGACCACGGGTCTGCCCACGGACACCGAGGTGGCCGTCGCCGTGACGCGCACCGCTCCCACCGCCACGACGGCGCCGACGACCCAGGAGACCCCGCAGGCGGGTCCGGTCGCCACGGTCACCGCCGCGGCCACCGACGGTCTGGGCGAGCCCGGCCGCCTCAACGTCGCCGCCGGCACCTCGGTCGCCGACGCGCGGACCGAGTACGCTCGCCGCTTCGGCACCCCCGAGGGGTCGAAGCCGCACATCGGCGGCCAGGAGGTGACCGACGGGATGACCCTCAAGGAGGGCGACGTCCTCATCATGAAGGTCCCCGTCAAGGAGCGCGGCTAGCGCACCAAGTGAACCGAGTCTGCTCCACATAATCCGGAGCAGGCTCGGCTGCCGGCCAAAGGCCGGTACCAACAGGCACGAAGAGCAGGAGGGTAGTTGGCCCCGATGATCCGTTCTTCATAGCCAAAAGCCCAGTACCAGGGCTGCCAACAGGTACATCTTCGGCGGAGCAAGGAAAGAAGTGGTCTAGCTAGCCCATCTGACTTCCGCGGCGGCGCATCGCCGTCAAGTGATAGAAACTGTGGCCGGAGGCCCGCTCGAGCTGCGCCTCGAGCTGTCTCCTGTGACACATTACGTTGAGACCACGCGTCCACAAGCCCGCCTCCGGCGGGCGTGTGACCGGGTAGTCTCTACGAGCGCCGATACCAAGGTAGCCAGCCAGCCTCGCAAGAGGTGACTACCTTTCCAAGGGAGTAGAAAGACTGGAACGGGCCTACCGGAGGCCTAATCCACAACGTCTTCAGGCGGCGCATCGCCGCCACTGTACGACTGGTCGTGGGCCTCGAGCACTGCGCACCTGAAGCTACACATGCCAGCATGTGTGGTCGCTTCAGTAGCGCAACTCGAGGACGTCGCCTCCTAGCGGAGGCGCCTCCCACTACCAACGAAGCGCTGGCTGGGACAGCGCGGAGCATAATCCACGGATCGTTACAGCGTGCTGGTCCTTCGCTTTATCCTCGACCCGAACCGGGTCGCGTACAAAGCTCGGGCACGCCTCCACGACCGGGATCATGCTCTGCGCGCCCATCCAGGCTCTTGCCTTGGAATCCCCGCACACGAAGAGCTATTCCCTCTTGACTTGAGGGTCCTGCGGCGCATCGCCGCAGATAGCGCAACAGCAACCTCGGCCACACTTGCACCTACGGGTAGACCCTGAGCTGAGCCAGAGCATGTCAACCGGGCCGGCTTCAGTGTCTGCGAATAACTCGTGGGTTTGCCCACCACGAGGCTGAGCCACGGCGCCTCTCGCTGCGGCGCCTGCCTCGAGCTCATTGTTGCCATCATCGCGTCAGGTTGACGAGATGGGTCGAGCTCGGGCACCGAGAATACTGTAAGCGCAGGATAACAGGAGAGGAGGAGCCGCCGCCATCTCATCAACCAGACGAGATGATGGCAACAATGAGCTCGAGGCAGGCGACTCCGCTCGAGTCGTGACTCCGAGCTCATCCACGAGGTAGACAAACCCAACGAGCTATACGCAGTCACTGAATCCGGCTCGATCCGGTGCCATACTCCGGCTCAGCTCAGGTCCACCACTCCAGTAGTTCGTGTGCATCCTGGCAACCGCCCCACTCGCCTCTCGGCGGGTGGGGCACCTTTCACCTCCGGAGCTCTGCTCCGGTTGATTCACCAAGGAGCTTTTTAGTGACCGACAAGACCATCGCTGAGCGTATCGAGGCCCTGAGCGCGGGTGATCAGGCGCGAGTCCTTACCCTGCTGACCCACCTGGAGCAGCCTCGAAAAGCCGCAGAACCGACAGAACCGGCCGGCCCCTTTGCGGAGTACCAAACACCTCAACGGGTCGAAGGCTCGCACCGGTTGGCTGCGTGGAAGCGCCCTTACCTAGCACGCGGTCGAGGCCGCCTGCTCTACCAACTGCACCCCTCGATCACCAAAGAGCTGACCTGGGTCGAGGACTGGCCGCTAGATCGAATGGTCTGCAACATGACCGTCACCACGATCTACAGCAGCACGCAGCTCGACACCCCGAGGGCTGCGCCAGTGAAGGCCGGCCCTGACTACCCGCACGCAGATCTGATGCAGCAACTGGCTGCTCGTTCCGCAGCCTTCAAGCGCGTGACCGGAGACCCGCTGGGTGTCATCCCGCAATCGCGAGCACATCAGTCAGCCCTGAACTACCAGTTCATGGAGATCTGCCCACAGCAGGGTCTTCGAGCCGAGCCGACTGAGTACCCCATCTCGGGTGAGCGCCGTTACCCGGCCGTCAACGTCACCAAGCTCCGCCAGTGCCTGATCCTCCTAGGCAAGAGCCCCGTGCTATGGGCAGTCCAGGACAAGTACCTACTCCTGCGCACGCCTTACATGATCACCATCCTGACCCTGACCAAGCCATGAGTCGCCGGCCCCGCCCTATCCAGGTCCTCCACATCACGAACACCCGCCACCTCCAGGAGCAGAGCATTCACGTAGCCACGTTCCCGCTCCGCACCCTGCGCTCTCGAGGCCCGACGGATCGCGATCACCGCGCTGTCGTCTTCAGGGTCCTCCAACACATTGAAGAGCACCTCAGGGGCCGAGATATCGGAGCTCGCACCAATCCGCTCTACTCCTCCCGATGGTGGAAGCGTATCTTCAATGCGTGCATGCGAGACTACCCGCACTTCTCGGACATCGGAGGCAGGATGCAGGGCGTCACGGACAGGTGGTACCCGTTCCGGCACCTGGACGGTCACGAGCAACTCCAAGAGGCCAATGCGACAGAGCTCCTAGGCACTTTCCACGTCTCACTATTCAAGCTAGCTCCAGGTACGGTCGATATCCGCCGGCGCTCAAACGAGCTGAAGGCTATCGACGAGGATCAGTTCTGGAGCCGCTTCACCTACGAGGAGCCCCGGCCCCAGCCGCAACCAAACGTGCAGAGGGTCGACCTCACGACGGACCAGGTGATGCAGGTGACCTACACAGGGCCGGACGCCGGAGCTGGTAACTGGACGACCACCTGGGTAACGACGGACGGCTAGATGCGATTTGTGGAGCCCCGCACCTTGAAACGGTCCCCAGGACCGCGTAGGGTGCGGGGTACCCAAAAAAAGAAGCGGGGCCCGCACAAGGCGGGCACCCGCATATTCATGACCCTGAAGGTGTATGCGCCCTGGGTCACAACGCCGAGTAGTCATTCGACATGAGTAGTCTAGGACACGAGACTGGTAGAACGCAAGTCCCTTCTGCTAAGGGAAATGCGATTATTTTGCCCCCCTCCCCGGAGGTCTCCGGCTACGACCGGATGTCCAAGGCTGTCAGACGCTCCTCGGTCCTCACCAAGACCGAGGTTTTTGTCTATCAGGAGGTGGTCTCCTTCGCGGAGGCGTCCAGTAACGGGATCTGCTCGGCGTCCGCGCGTGTGCTCGGAGACGTCTGCGACCTGTCGAGCCGGCAGATCCGTACGATCCTGAACCGGCTTGTGGAGGTGGGCCTGCTTCATCGGACCCACCGCGTCCGGGCCTCGAGCCTGCTCGTGCCGGTCCCGATCACGCTGGACCTAGTGGTCAAGCTCCGGCCCCGAACGATCACCCACAGGTGCTGGCGAGCACTGTGGGCCAGGTACCGAGACGACCCCTGGGTACAGGAGCACTGCCCGGAGGCGGCCAAGGCCGGTACCGTGGCCGCGGCGGGGGGTGACCCCGCTTCTAGGGGCCGCCAGCAGGGTGAAGCCGGCTTCCGCCCTTACGAGGAAGAGTCCTACAAGGACTCTGACTCTCCTCGGAATGCTTCGCATTCCTCGTCGAGGCGGGAGGACCCGCCAAGCCCTCAGGAGGGGGATATGACCCGAAGGGATAGGGCCCCGAAGAAGCGCATCCAAGACGTGACCAGTGGGTCCGCCTACAGCGAGGAGAAGGCCCGTCAGGATGACCGGGTCAAGAAGAAGTCCAAGCAGACCCTGTCCAAGTACAGGGCCCCTCAGGAGGACCCAGCCCACCCCAAGCCGGCTGAGCGAGTCGATCCCCTCGACCTCTCCCACGTCGATCGCTGGAAGTCCATGGACTTCGTCCGCATGATCCGAGCAGCCTGTAAGGCCTCAGGGATCAAGTGCCTGTTCAACGAGACCCTCCCCAACGGTCGCCTAGCCCACTCCATCGCCCGTACGACCCAGATCATGAACCAGTTCCGCGAGCTCCTAGCCAGCTCGGGGATCAGGACCAACCAGCAGCAGGCCGTCTTCCTGAAGGTCTGGATCCGGGACTGGAAGGACTTCATGCGCCCTCAGAGGTGCCAAGACGTCGGTTTCATCCCTGCCTACTGGACCGCCGCCTGGAACAACATCTTCCCCTGGCTGCGCAACCACGTGATGTCCGACATGGAGTACATCAACGCCGCTCCTGTCTCGACCGAGGATCATGACGCGATGATCCGTAACGGCGTCCTGGACATCTACCCTGAGTGGGTCGACGAGCCCGAGGTCCTCGAGCTGGCCGTCAAGGCTCTCAGGTCCTACAAGACACCTCCGACCGGGAAAGGCGACGTCATCATGGCGTCCTACAAGCTCCGGGGCGAGGCCTTCGACACGCTGTACACAGCCGCTCGCCGAGGCATCCCCAACCCTTGACAGCAGCCTGCCGTCTGTCAACAATCAGCGACACACCCGCAACCCCCTGAACGCCCATGCTCACCGCACAGCTAACCCCCAACACGTTTCTGATCAACGGCCGCACCTTCGAGGTCGACCAAGTCATCGACCTCACCGATCCCGAGAAGCAGTCGCTCTCGGAGATCGCCAAGATGGCTGACGACATCAACGAGCTCCGTATCGAGGTCTTCAACGGCTGCTCCCGGATGACCGGTGATGTCGACACCGATCTAGCCGAGTCCTACTTCGAGTTCGAAGACCTGCGCTTCCGTCACAGCACCCAATCCACGTCCCTCCTGCGCAGCGTCTGCCGCCGGCTGGGGGGTGTGCTGCCCTTGCAGCTCAACACGGCGCAGGAGCCCTTCACCGTGACCGTGCGCCGGCCGACCCCCGGCGAGTCCGTGGTGATGAGCCGCGACGTCATCACCCAAGGCTCCCTGTACAGCCGCGCCATGGGGGACATCGAGGCCATGCTCCCCGCCTTCCTAGGCACTTCGGCCCGCCCCGAGATCGTCGCCATCGCCAACTGCCAGCCGGCGCGCTGGGTGGACTACGGCTGCCCCTTCCTGGAGCTGCCGACCGTCCGCCTGGGTTTGGACCCGAACTACGCTAAGGGTCTGACGCGCTTCCAGTGGGCTGACCACGAGCACAAGGACCTCGACAGGCCCGTGACCCTCGGTATCGGCCGGATCCTGGAGCAGCCCAACCGCCTGGCCATGATCCAGAACCGCACCGCTCCCCTGCCGATGATCGCCGTGATCGCCGGCCCGGAGGTCACGGTCCTGATGAACCTGACCGAGTGCAACGTCAACAGCGACGCCTATCGCCTCGATGTTCTGCGCCGTGAGATCGACCGCATCGACGCTTACGCCCTGTTCCTGACCCAGTTGGGTCCGCTGGAGCGCTCGGGAAGCGTGATCGACATGCAGGAAGCTGCCCAGCAGCCTCAGGGTATCACGGTCAGTGTGGCCATCCGCACCGGCCAGGGCCTGATCATGGGCGGCAAGAGCTGGACGATCCAGCAGCCGGACCCGAAGGGGCCGGTGTCGCTGAACACCTACGGTGTGTTCGAGGACGCGCCCGGCCTGGCTGGCGCGGAGAGCGATGTGGCGCTCTACAAGCTCTTCGAAGGCCGGCTCGAGCTCGATCGCGAGGCCATCTCTGACACTGGCCCCCAGTGCCAGGAAGAGCCGACCGAGGAGCCCACGGAGGCCGAGGCCCCTGAAGAGGTGGCACCGGCTGAGTCCGATGCCTAGACAGCTCTCAAGCCCGGATGCGGATGAGCGGGTCTGGCGCGATGCGCTAGTCCGCATCCGGAGCCTTGGTTGCTCTGAGATGTGGTCCCAAGGCGGAAGCATCTGTTCGGACCTGAGCGATCACGGTAAAGAGGGCTGGTGTGCAGCCTGTCTTGCCGATGATGCGTTGCGTCGGATTCAGGCTCAGCGCGCTGCCCGTACTCGGGAGGCTCGAGAGCGGGAACGTAGACGGCGCAATAAGGTGACTCCGAAGCGCCGCTACAAAGGCATGCGAGCCGGCCCTCCCGTGAAGACCCGACAAGTCACGACATGACCCAGCTCGATCCCTTTGAGCTCTTGACGGAGCTCGAGCATCTCGAACACGAGGCGCTGCGTACTCAGGACCCCACGCACAAGTTCGTGCTGCTCCAGAGTCGCCTCGAGGTGCTCGAGCTCCTCGTCGCCTTGAAAGCGCTGTCCGATTTTCAATGTGAGCGGCTCGACCGGATCATCGCTACCGAGCCGGTGATCAAGCAGCTATACGACTCCTACACCGACGATCAGTATGAGCTATCGAATCTGGCCCGCGGACCACGGGGTCTGCGACAACTTGAAGAGGATCAGAGGGACTGGCTCTGATTGGTTGGCGGACTACGGGTTCCCTGCTCCCGTCATCCAGGCCCTCCAAGATCTGCCCGAACCTACCCCGGCTGAGCAAGAACGTTGGGAACCGCGGCTAGCAAAACAGCCTGGATACGTCCACGCCGTCGAGCTTGATGCCGAGTTTCTAGCCGATCTCAAGACCCTGTACGCGCTCTACCGGTGGCGGGCTGACTGGCTGCTCTGGTGTGACATTGCGGCAGCCGAGCGAGCCATTATCCGTGACCAGCCGCGCATCGAAAACGCTGAGCTGACCATGTGGGAAGAGCTCCGTGCTTGTCCTTTCGCCGTCCTGACAGGTCTCCCGCCGTACGACGTCTCTGATAGGTTCTGTCGAAGTGTGTCAGGCATCCTCACACCGCGCCTATCAGTTGCAAACAAGGTCACGCTAGTGATCTGCCCGAGAGAGGTGATCGAGACCTATCCGGTGCATCGCGAGTACCGAACAGCTATTGAGCTGGGGCTATACCAGTGACCGGGTTCACCAACGTCAACTCTCGAGACAGGGTCGAGGCTCTCTTCCTGACCAAGATCCTGAGTGACCGGAACCTAGCCGCCTTCGACCACCACGTCGCCAAGAACGGACTCAACCCCGGGTTCTTTCAAGAGCCGATGACGGAGATCATCGAGTGGGTCGTCGGGTACCGAGCACAGTACAACGAGCTTCCTACGCCTGACACGGCGCAGCGCGCCTGGCCTGAGCTTCCCACGATCTTGGCTGGTACTGAGATCCCGGAAGCGAGCATCTCGGTTCTCTACGACGAAGTCGCTAAGGAGGCGGTGCGTGTAGATGTGCTAGAGAGCCTTCAGGATCTTCACAAGCAGCTGACCGAGCGCACCGACCCGTTCGACATCAAGGACGCGATGTCCTTGTACGCTCATACGTTGCAAGCTAGGTACTCGGCACACAAGACGGAGATCAAGGACTTCCGAGAGTACGCTGAGGATCTCGAGCAGGACTACAACGATCGGCTGGCCGGCGTGAAGCTCGGCATCCCTTGTCCGTTCCTGTTCATTCAGGAACAGCTTGGGGGCTGGCACCCTGCGCAGATCACCAGCTGTGTGGCTCCTACCGGCCTCGGCAAGACTTGGTTCATCGTGCTCAACAGTGCCGCCGGCCTCCTGGGAGATCCCTACATCTTCCACCGCCCACCCGACATCCCGGCGTGGACGCAGGAGCAGAAGGACGCCGCCCGCGCTCGGGTCTTGATCGTCAGTCTGGAGATGGCACCCATCGATGTGGCTCGACGCCAAGCCGCGGTGCTCTCGAGCACTAGCTTCAACCGCCTCATGAAGCAGAAGCTAAGTGACGTGGAGAAGGCGGCCTACTTCGAGGCATTGCGTAGCCTGAAAGCAGACGGGCCGCACGCTCGCGTTGGTGAGAACCTGCGCATCGTGGGCCCTAACCAGGCTACGACTCCTGATCAGGTTGCCGCACAGGCTGAGGAGTTTGGCGCGGACCTGGTCTTGATCGACGGCTTCTACTACATGGAGGGCCCTGGTAAGGAGCGCTGGCAGAAGGTGGAGGGCAACATGCGGCAGATGCGTCTGCATACGCTGATGTCCAACCGTCACTACATGCTGGCCACGCAGCTGCGCCGAAATGAAGGCACGCTGGCCCGGTCGAACGCTGATGCTGTGGCTTTCAGCCAGAGCATCTCGCACGACTCCAACAACCTCGTCTTCCTGGTACCGCCGAAGGATGCCGGTAACAACGCCCGCGTCATCGACATGAAGCTCGGCAAGGTCCGAGACGGTGCGGTCGACCAACCCTATCGTGTTCAATGGGATCTCTACGACATGCGGTTCGCGCAGCTCGGCCCTGTCCAGGACATGGCGAGCAGCGGTGGTCAGGCTGCCTACTAGCCACAGGGGATCCGGGTGCTCAGCTCGGGTCTCCTATCGGTCATAAGTCCCTTGGCTACAAACGTCTTGTAACAACCACCCAGAGAACCAGCATGACTACTCAACCATTCACCAACCACACCCGCGATTGGGTCGCGTGGTTTCTCGTCACCGCCATCCTGGTGGTGCTGAGTGCGTCAATCACCGCGTACAACTACCGCAAGGACAGCGGCCTGGCCTACGACCAAGGCTTCAAGGATGGTGCTGCCGCAGGCGTTGAAGCGGCCGACCGTGTCCCGGCTCCGGCAGAGCCTGTACTCACCGAAGAGCAGGTCCTCGAGCTGATCTGGCTTGCCGAGACCGACGGCCAGTACGACCCGCCGGATGGGGGCGGCGGAACATCAATCGGCCCCTTTCAGATCAGCCGCGCCTACTGGCAGGATGCTCGCGAGCAGGATCCAAGTATCCCGGATGACTACGAGCTCTGCCGCATCTACCCCATGGGAGCTCAGGTCGTCAAAGCCTACATGCTTCGCTGGGTCCCCGAGGCTTGGGCAGCTCGAGACTTGGAGACCATCGCTCGAATTCATAACGGAGGACCCATGGGCATGACCCGGGTCTCCACCATCCCCTTCTGGACCCGTGTCCGCGCTTACCATGAAAACCTTCATCGCTAGGGTTACCGCTACCGTAGTAGCGCTCCTGCTTGTCGGGTTCCTCGGCTTCGTGTCCTGGGACCTGTTCAGTACCTACGTGAGTCCCAAGCTGACGAAGTCGATGCCCTCCGAGGTTGTCGAGGATCAGCACCTCGATGATCAAGAGATCGCTTACGTCATCAGCGTGCTCCTGTACCGCGGCGACATTGCGTCCTCCCCGGTTGGGGCCGGCCCGCTTCGACTGACGCCCAAAATGTGGTCGAACGCCAAGACCGGCGACCCCTACGCGCCGGATGATTTGAAGGCGTCTACTCAGGTACTCAAGGCCCTCACCGATCCCGCTGCCTGGGACGCTGGCGACATCTACCTCATCCTCGAGAAACTTCCTCATGTCTATCAAGCCCCGAAGTGAGCCTGGCGTCCGCATCCTCCTGGACGTCCCGACAGTCGTGTTCTATCACGACCCCTGCTCCGATGGCTTCACGGCTGCGTGGCTTGTTCGCAAGTGGTTCATGGCCCACGGCTTCACGGATCTCTGCAAGGGGTTCGATACGTTGTGGGACGGTAAGACCCAGCTGACTTTCAGCGGAGTCAACTACGACGGCACCGTGCCAGAGGTCCCGGATGGTTGGCAGATCATCATCGTGGACTTCTCTTGGGGCCGTGATGTCCTGCTCGCTTGGCTCGAGCGCATGAAGAACCTGGTGGTCATCGATCACCACAAGACCGCCAAGGATGCGCTCAGCGGATGCCGGGACTTCGCCGTGTTCGACATGGAGGAGTGCGGAGCGTCTTTGACAAATCGTCTGCTCTTCGAGCACTCGACCCCGCTCATCGAGTACATCCGTGATCGTGATCTATGGCTGAAGGAGCTTCCGGACACTGAGGAGATTGCCGCTGCTATCCAGAGCTATCCCCGGCACTGGGAGAACTGGGACATGCTCAACCAAAGTCTTGATTGCCCGGATGGCCGGGACCGGCTTGTGGCCGAGGGTCGAGGCATCCGCCGGCACATCTACAAGCAAGCAGCCGAGAGCAACTACAACGTCTCGCTGTACGAGATCGGCGGGTACCAGATGTGGTTGGCTCCTGAGGATCGTTACATCTCTGAGGCTGCTGAGCTTCTCTACAACAAGATGGGCGATGCGATTGTGGGCAACTGGCGCATTGATCGAGATACCAATCAGCTTATCGTCAGTCTCCGCACTCACGCAGACAACGACATCGACGTCTCGGCCGTCGCGCGCGACTTGTTCGACCGCGGCATCGCCATCTCCGGTGGCGGTCACGCGAAGGCGGCTGGCTTCAGGCTGGGGATGACCCGCGGCACGCCGCTGGACGCGTACCAGATCTAGCGACACTGCGGGGAGGATCCTAGGGGGTGATGACCCACGGTGTGGAGGAGGGCAGCGGCTCGCTACTCTCCTCTTTTTTACCTAAAGATCTAGCAGAAGCAGCTCGAAGTCGCAGGACACAGCGGCCGTGCCAACTGTTACCTGGCCCATAAACCCGATATCACAAGGCCCGACGAATGCGCCGGCCCCTCCGCGGGGAACGTAGGTAATCGGGCCTGTGACACCCTGGAACTCTCGAACAACGCGCATCGCTCCTGTGTAGGGCGCTGTAACGACGTCCGCGTTAGGCCGCTGAAACAGGTACAGATCAACACTCTTAGACGTGTCAACGAACACGTGAGTAGACAGCAGGACGCCTCTTTTACCGATGGGGATGGTCGTGATCCCGATTTGGGACTGCCCGGTGGGGAAGGGTGTTACGCCGATTGACGACCACACCGTGCCGCCACCAGATTCTTGGATAGTCAGCGTCCCGGCATGTGATCCCGTTGATGACGTGGCGTAGGTTCCGGACTTCGTCACGTACCACCGATACATCCTGATTAGCGGGGTCGAGAGGGCTACCGCTGTTGTCCCGTTTGTTGTGACGGTCTGCATCACCTCCTCCCACGAGGAGTTCAGGCCAATGATCGAGATCTCCCGAGCCCCAGTCCCTGCGCTCGTATCGTTGGCATCATCCGATACAAACTCCAGCACTGTGGCCGTTGTAGGGGTCTGGTAGACCAGCTCCCGACTGATAGGCGTCAACGATGTCCCGATCTCCGCCCTGCCAAACTTGTTGAGCAGGGTCGCACCTGGAACCTCGCCTGCCTCGACGGCGGCGTAATAGTCTGTGTCGAGCGGTAGGAACGTCATTAGAGAATCTCCCAGTCGTCTACAGTGTTGGAGCGCAAGGTGATAGAGGATCGGCTAGCTAGCAGTAGCCCCGCTTTGAGCTCAAGGGTCCCGCCTTCAGGACTCAGTGTAAGCATGCCTGTGCCTATGTTCTTGATCCAGACTACTCGGCCATCCGCTGCCGCGGGATCAGCGGGAGAAGGGAGGCCAATTGTGTACGTTCCAGAACAACGATAGACGTCGACATAGTGGAGAGAGGCGGGCACATCATCCTCCCACACGACGAACGGGCTCGTCTTGGTGGCCGATACCAGCTTCAAGGCCCCGCCTTGGTAGGACTGGTCGATCGATACGATCAGGCGACCCTGCTTGTCAAACTGGAAGGGCGCGAAGGCGCCATCCGTGGCTTGTGCTTCAGGGCTACCCGTCTGGACCCCGAGCATAACCATGCCGGAGTACTCAGCTGGTACCGGTTCGTCGAAAGGTTGCTGCGGCCAATCGCTCGAGAGCACGTCGACCTGGAGGTGGCCATCGGTGTCGACCACGACAGCGACAGGGCTGCCGGAGCCCGCCGCGTTGGTGTGCGCCCAGATCGTGATCGAGTCCTCGGTATGGTCCAGACCAACAGCTAGGTCGCCGCCGCTAAGCGTAATGGTTGCCGACCCATCTGCGGAAAAGATCGAGACCGGGACGGGATAGCCCGGACTGTACACCACGCCCAAGCCGTCGGACAGGCGCGCGATGTGGTGTGGGTGGTGGACCCCGCCGATCTCGGAGGTGCGGATCCACCGCTCTCCGTCGACCGTCTGGATTCGGATGTTGTCAGTCATCAGACGACGAAGATCCTCCTGGTAGCCGAGGAGATGCTAGAGAGGTCAACAACCTCGATGCGGGTATCGATCGAGTTGCCGTTTCGGTGGACCCAGAGCTCTACGTTGCTGGTCGTAGTCAGCCGGGCGTTGACCCAACCACGGCCGTAGGCCGTACCCGCACCGCTCGAGGTTCGGCACACTCGCACGAAAGCCTCGCTAATAGACGAGAGCGTGGACGGGATCGACACGTTCCGTGCCCCGGTATGGCTGCCAGTGTCTGTGATCCGCTGCACGACCATATCGTCGTGCTGGAGAACGTGAGCCAGGTGTAGGTTGTTGACCCCGTCGTGCTGGGAGTTGAAGGTGTAGTCGACTGAGGTCGTGCTCCCGGAGGTGGGTGTGATGTTGGGCCAGTTATCTGCGATGGCCTGATTGGCGTCCGAGCCCAGATCGCCCGCATGATGCGCGAAGATGCAAGCGGTACCCCAGTCCCCGACATCCACGGTCGTTCCGCTCGAGCCGTTTGATCCCGTGACGATCGTAGCGGACCCCGAGTCAGCCGAGACAGGACCAGCCGCAGCGTGCCCGACAGTCCACGCCGATCCAGTGAACTCAACTAGCGTGAAGTGCACAGTCACACGAGAGGCGGACCCGCCTGCATAGACCACTGCGGTAGTCGCGTTTGTGAGCAGGACCAGACCGGTAGCCCGGGCACCCCCGTCCGTTGTGTCCTCGCACAAGATGCCGGTGATGATCGGGATACACCTGTCCTTGTCAGAGACACCGGACACGGTGACACTTACTGAGTTGGTGCCGCCGGTCAGTAGACCTGTGTACCGCCCCCGCACGATGAACTCGTTGGGGCCGCCCGCTGGGCCCGTGTACTCCACCACCTCCATGGCGCAGCGCATCGTGTTCGAGCTCGACCCGGAGACTCGCGAGTAGGTGATCGTGCTCGTGTCTGTGAGCACGCCGGCCGCGGAGAGGTCATCAGCCTCCTGGTTGGTCGTAACCGCAGAGGGGCCGCCAGACATCCGGCGGTTGCTGCTCATCATCTCGAATGCAGAGTTCAGGCTCGAGACGGCGGTGATCGACGCAGTCGTGCCGGCGGTGGGCACGTCGGTCTGATCGCGCTGGACTAGGAAGTCACTCATCAGTCGTCGGTGTACTCAACGCTGAGCTGGAAGCTCGTCACGTTCGTGCTGGGGCTCGCCGTTTCAACCCACAGGAAGGAGTTGGCTGGGACCGTTGCGTCGTTGAAGGAGGTCAGCACGTTACCGGTCGTCGTACTATTCGCCGTGGATCCCCCGGTGATGACCTCGTTGCCCACAGCGCTCCTGTCGGTGCTGTGCCGGAGCGTCCACGCTAGGGACGGCGTAGGAGAGCCCACCAGGACCGTGACCATCTCTGAGATCGTCATCGCTACCGGAGCGTAGAAGAACGAGATGTCTTCCGTCGTGGTCGGCGCCTCGATCGTGATGCTCTTGGTCTGAACGTCGTTGGCTTCAGCGCCCGCCTCGATCCCGGCGAGCTTGGTGACCGCGGGACTGACATCCTCCAGGACCAGACCGATACCCCGCAGATGGGCAGCGAGGTGCGCCGTGTTGGTGCCGTATGTCGCGTCGGTCGTCGGGGAGTAGTTGACGCCCGGCTGGGTGATCGATAGCTGATCCCCGTCGATTGCGTCGTACTGTCCGTGGATGTGCGATCCGCTGTGCGTGTAGAACGCGTAGGTCGTGAGGCCGCTAGACCGGACGATAGTCCCCGACGCCGAGCTGTAGTAGAACAGGTCGAGGTTGGTCAGGCCTGTGGGATCGACGTCGTTGAGCTCGAGGAAGTTGATCGGCCCAGGGCTCCACTGCGTTCCCGAGTAGAGCAGGGCCTCACCCGTCGTCGGCGTCGCCGAGTTGACCGCGGTCCCCTGGATAGCCACCACGTCTGGGCCCGGGTAGGTCCCACCAAGGTCGCCAGACGCTGCCCCGCTAGGGGGTAGACTCGTCGGGATCTGGTCGTCGACGTAGCCCTTGTTGGCTGCATCTGCTGGGAGCGTGGGCGAAGCCAGGCTGTTGATCTGGCTCCCACCGAGACTAACTGCGCCTGTGAAGGCCCGTGTACCGTCAACAAGAATGTACTGAGTGTGGTCGTCGTCGCCCAGCCCGGTCAGGGTTCCGTGATCTGACGCGCCACCAACAGCGGGTGAGCCAGGACTCCACTGGGACCCGGAGTAGACCCAGGTCTGGCCGGCGGTCGGCGTTGCTGAAGAGCAACCCGTACCCTGGATCGCGACCACGGACGGGTTTGCGTAGGTACCGCTAAGATCACCGCCCGCAGCGTCACCGACCATGACAGCGCCGGCCGCGGCCACGTTGGCCGCATCGGTCACATCGGCAAGCGCTTCGATCCCGGCGAGCTTGGTGCGCTCACCCGGGCTCATGTAGAGACGGGTGGCGCTCGGGTCCAGGTCATCTGTGTCGCGCGTCCCCAACCACGTCAGCGCCCGAGCGTCGTTGTGGTACTGGGTGTGGTCGTCATCGGCCAGCCCGTCAAGGGCCCCGTGGTCCGTGACGACGGCCGCGGTGATCGAGGCATTGACGTAACCCTTGTTAGCTGCGTCTGTTACCGCCACCGGGCTCCCCAACGACGTGAGCAGGTTGCCGCCCATCGACTGGTTGCCCGTGAAGGCGCGAGTGCCACCAACCAGGATGTACTGGGTATGGTCGTCGTCTCCGAGTCCGGTCAGGGCCCCGTGGTCCGTCACCCCGCTGGGGAGCGTGCTGGGGCTCCAGACAGTGCCGGAGTAGATCAGGGCCTGCCCAGAGCTCGGCGCAGTGCTCGAGACGCCAGTCCCCTGAATGGCCACGACCGTCGGGCTCGGGTAGGTACCGCTCAGGTCCCCGGCCGCGGCCGTTGTGCCGATCATGACAGCGCCAGCGGCCGTCACGTTGGCTGTGTCCGTGACATCAGCGTTGGTCTCGATGCCCGAGAGCTTACCCTCGGCCGCGGTTGTGTAACTGGCCGTTGTAGCGTCAAGAACTGCGGAGTGGGCTTGGACGTCGAGCCCGATGGTCAGGCCTAGATTGCTACGCGCCGTGGACGCGTCCGACGCCCCGGTGCCCCCGTCTGCCACAGCCACATCCGTCCCGCCAGGTCGATAGACCGCGGTCGGACTCCAAGCCGCTCCGGTGTAAACCAGGCCATCACCAGTACTTGGAGCGTTTGCACTGACTCCGGTGCCTTGAATGGCCACCACAGTAGGCCCGGGGTACGTGCCGCCTAGATCACCACTAGCAGCCCCGCTAGGGGGTAGGCTCGTCGGGATCTGCGCATCAACGTAACCTTTGTTAGCTGCGTCACTTACAACAGTAGGAGACCCTAGCGACGTGATCAGGTTACCGCCCAGGCTCTGGCTGCCTGTGAACGCTCGAGTACCTGCGACCAGGACGTACTGCGTATGGTCGTCGTCCGTCAGGCCGCCAAGCCCTCCGTGATCCGTGATCACTGCCGACGTGATAGCCGCGTCAACGTAACCCTTGTTAGCACCACCACTTGCGGTAGTAGGCGAGCCTAGGCTTGTGATCAGGTTGCCGCCTAGGCTCTGGTTACCACTGAAGGCTCGAGTCCCCGCAGTCAGGATGTACTGGGTGTGGTCATCATCCCCCAGCCCGATCAAAGCGCCGTGGTCCGTGACCACGTTAGCGTCGACGTAACCTTTGTTGGCTCCATCGCTTGCGGTGGTCGGGGACCCCAGACTCGTGATCTTGTTACCGCCTAGGCTCTGATCGCCCGTGAACGCACGAGTGCCAGCCACCAACACGTACTGGGTATGGTCGTCATCCCCGAGCCCGCCTAGCCCGCCGTGGTCCGTGATGACGGACGCGGTGATCTGATCATCAACGTAACCCTTGTTAGCTGCCCAGGATACGAGGATAGGAGAGGCCACATCCGTGATCTCATTCCCACCCATGCCGATTGAGCCTGAGAAGTCTCGAGAGCCATCAGCCAGGATGTACTGGGTGTGATCATCGTCGAGGAGCCCTGTGAGCGTCCCGTGGTCCGTAGCAGCTCCGGTAGCCGGGCTTCCCGGACTCCAAGCGCTGCCGGTGTACACCCAGGTCTGCCCAGGCGTTGGCGCAGCCGCAGAAGTGGAAATCCCTTGGATAGCGACCACAGACGGGTTCGGATAGGTCCCGCCCAAGTCTCCGCCCGCAGCCCCGCCCGGTGCCCCTGCTGAGGGCAGAGCCCATGTTAGATCCTCGCGTAGGAAGAGCACGGGGCTGGGGGAGCTCGTCACCGGGCTCACCCACCTGAGGCCGGTACTGGTACTGGAGTCCAGTGTCAGAAGCGCGTCGTCGACCGTCGGGCCCAGGACAACTTCGTCAGATCCGTCATAAGTAAGTAGGTCACCCTTTTGCGTGAAGGGCAGAACCGCGACGGAGTTGCCGAAAGAGACGAAGAGCCGGCCCCGATCGTCCATGATCAGAGGGGCTGTCCGACCGTCCCCCGTGACCTGACTAGCTGGCGTTGCCCCTACCTGGACCCCTAGGATGACCGTACCTAGCTGCCCCGCGTCGGGCGAGTCCCCGACGGGCTCCACCCCAGGCGCTGAGACCACTGTGGTCTGGAGGTGCCCCTGGGGGTCCACCACCAGCGACCTGAAGTTTTCCAGCCCCTCAGGGGTCGACGACCCGAAGACCGCTACTGAGTCCTCGTTGTGGTCTGTGCTGACAGCGATCGAGCCGGCCTCGATGTTGATCTCGACCCCGTCCGTCCCGTAGATCGACACAGGTACCGGCCGTCCGGGCCTGTAGAAGCGCCCCTCCCCGTCCGCCAGCCGCGACACGTGGTGCGGCGTGTGGATTTCTGTGTCCTCGGATGTCCTGAGGGTCCAGAGGTTTAGATGCGCGTCGTAGAGCTGGACGTTATCGGCCATGTGTGTGGGGTCCTCCCCTGTCTTAGCTTATGAAGTCCAACCCCGAGAACCCGAAAAGATGCAAGAGGTAGAGCTCCGAACCGTCCTCGCCAGCTGCCCCAAGCGGGGGAGCTTCGACCCGCGGGGGACCGCCATGTGAAGTTTTCCTGCCTGCTGGCTCCGTGGACTCATGGGAAAGGATCTGATCGAAGGCCGTCGATGACCGCGACGGTGGGTCCTGGAGTGACCCTCCTGAAGTGCCACGCGTGTAAACACCTGTCATCACTGGGGGATACGCTCCTCGAGCTGAACCGCCTCAGTGGTGGTCAGTATGCGGGATTGGCCCTCCAGATGAAGGCCCGAGAGCGGGAGTTGGCGCTAGAAAGCCTGGACTTCTCCGCTGCCGGCGTCACTCGACAGACCCGTACGACCCCGGACACGGACTACACCGTGTTCCTAGCTGACCTGCTACGTGTGCCGATGCTCCCCCTCGGACGGGATGTGCTGGCCGCTAAGGGGGTCGATCCCGATTTTGCCATCGAGCAGTTCTACTGCACCACCGTCCCCGCCGGTTACACCGACGACGGCATGGGGACCGACCGATACGACAACCCGAAAACGACCAAGGCGCCCTGCCTCGTATTCCCCATCCTGGTGTCTCCAGACGTCGGCATCGTTCGCTGCGTCGGAGCACAGGTTCGGCCCCTAGCAGGAAACGGCCTCAAGTACTGGACGATCTGGCCTTTCGTGAGCGGCCGTCACCTGTTCGGCGAGCATCTACTGCCCTATGGGGCCGGTAAGCCCCTGTCCTTGGTTGAAGGCCCCTTTGATGCGATGCACCTGGTCCAGCTTGGGGCTCGTGCCGCGGGTATCAACGGGCTCGCCTTCTCAGCGGAGAAGGCCAAGCTGATTCGAGCCTCCGAACCGTCCCTGGTGGGCATCCTCCTGGACCCCGATGTCGAGGGTCAGAATGCCGCCAAAAATGTCAACAAAGTATTGACGAAGCACGGCGTGCCTAGCATGCTGTACCACCTCGATCAGGACCCGAAGTACCTGACGCAACAAGACCTCTCAGATCGATACTCCTCCCTCCTCTAGCAGACGCAACGAATCATGACAGACCCCACGAACCCCGCGACCCCCTTCGCTCAAGGCGGTCAAGCCCAGGGCGGCCTTCAGCAGTACCAGGCCATCGCCCAGAACGAGAACGTCTCCATCGGTGCCGGCAGCGGACCGTGGTCCAAGACCTGGGACGAGCGCAAGCCTCATCGCGAGTTCTTCGCGCCCCGCGGCCAGCAGATCCAGGTCGCCTTCCTTTCCGACGTCACCCTCATCCCGCACTACCGGGTGGCTACTGGGTGGAAAAACACGCCGAACGCTAGCTTCCCCACGTGGGAGATCGTTCGTGCTGCCCACATCACCGGCGTCGATAACGCGGGTAACCCGGTCGAGAACGGTCAGCCGGACCTGTTCGGACCCGCTCTCGGTAAGCCGAAACCGATGCTGGGAATGGCCGCGGCCGTCCTCAACATGACCCCTTGGGTCAACAAGCAGCAGCAGACGATCCCGTGGAGCATCCGCTGGGTCATGTTCTCTAACCAGTCCATGCTCGATCAGTTCCTGGCCTTCAGTCAGATGAAGAACCGCTCGATCCTTGGCTCGGTGTGGAACGTGAACCGCACCCACGAGAAGCAGGCCCCGAAGCTGGGTAACTGGATGCCGATGTACTACTTGGGCGAGAACCAGGGACAGACGTTCGGCACGACCGAGGAGCTAGTCACAGCCCTAGCGGCCTACATGGCCCCCAACCCTGAGGGCGACTTCGCGGCTCTGGCCGGCTCGGTGGACTTCAACAAGATCTACCCGGCCTACTCCGAGGCGGAGGCTCGTGAAATCCTGCGTCTGCACCGGCAGATCTGCGACGAGCACCCGGGTGTTCGAGGCCTCTCCTACAACGCGGGGGTCATGGATCAGATCTGTCCTGGCTCCCAAGCAACCGGCACGGTCCCCGGCGGCGCGGGTTATGGTCAAATGCCGCCGGCCGGGGCGGCGCCTCAGCCGATGCAGCAGCCGATGCAGCAGCCGATGCAGCAGCCGATGCAGCAATCCGGTGCTCAGCCTCAGCCTGCTCCGACCCCGCTGTTCCAGCAGCCGGCGCAGGGTAGCGGCCTCTTCCCGCAGCAGGCCCCGGCGCCGCAGCCGGCCCCGCAGGGTGGCGGCCTGCCCTTTCCCGGCTCCGCACCTGCCGCAGCCCCCGCGCCCGCTGCCCCCGCCGCTCCTCCTCTTGGAGGGCCCCTTGCCCCGCCGGCCCAGCCCGAAGTGACGCAAGCTCCGGCGACTCAGCCGGTTCAGACGTCGGGATCGGCCCTGGGCGCGCTCCAGGATCTCCCGGATGCGGGGGCTCAGCAGGCCGGTGACGGTAAGGAGCCGGCTGAGGGGCAGGACCCCTTGGCCGGCGACCCCTTCTCGGGCTGATGACTGAGGAGCTCGGATCCCCGCGCGGGGTCCGGGCTTCTTTGCGCCTCGGCGAATCTCCACGTGCTTTGGACGTGTCGGTCCTGGCTCTAGCACGGGCTGGAGGGTGCGGGTGGCCGAGCCCCGCTTACAACTAACCACCGGAGTTGAATGGATCCTCTACATCTGATTGAAGCCGACGCCCTCGAGACGGGCTACTTTGCGTTCGACTTCGAGACGGAGTCGGAGACCGGACGCTCTGAGGACGCGAAGAACGCGTGGACGGCGCGACCCACCGTCCTAGCTTTGGCGACACCTAACCGCGCCGGGGCTTTCGAGATCACGCCTGAGCTGTGCGAGACATTCAAGCGCCTAGCTACGAACCCGAAGCTGTTCGGGATGGCGCACAACGCCCCCTACGACGTGATCGTCGGCCATCGAGCCGGCATGGTGCTGTACGAGGAGTGGCAGGCCCGCTGCCTCGACACGCTCGGCTACGCCTGGGCAGTTGACGAGGAGCGTCCCAAGGGCCTCAAGCTGCTGGTCCAGAAATGGCTGCGTAAGCAGATGACAACCTACGAGGAGGCGGCGCTCGACAATCCGCTCCTGCGTGAGATCGATCTGACTAACGCGCGACTGGCCATGCACAAGGACAACCTGGAGAAGTGGTCCCAGCCTGGGACCTGGTGGCGGCCGTACCCGTCCTTCGACGACCCTGCCATGTCCTGGAACGCCATCCGCAAGAAAGTGTTGGACGAGCGCGGCATCACCGGCAAGGACCTGTCGAAAGAGGAGAATGGCGCTCTCTTGGCCTGGCGGGATGAACTCTTTGATGAGCTCGAGCGGTGGAAGTACGAGGACTACGTCCGAGCCCACACAGCCCGAGCGGAGACCAAGATCGCCAACCTGCGCGCGCAGGCTCTGAAGCTCCTCAAAGACTACGCCCGCGACGACGCCCGCTACCTGTTCCCCCTCCTGCGTAAGCTCCTCGCCGAGGTCCGCAAGGATGGCGCAGGTACGTGGATGGAGATCGAGATGGATGTCCGGTGGCAGACCATCGGCATGGAGATCGCCGGTATGACGATCGATCTCGAGGAGCTCAAGAAGCGCGGCAATATCATGCGTCCGCTAGTCGAGGAGTTCCGCTCCCACTGCTACGAGCTGGCCAAGCAGGAGTTCAACCCCAACAGCCCGAAGCAGCTCTGCACCCTCCTGTTCCAGACGCTGTACCTGACGCCTCCCACGTTCCGGTGGGCTTGGATCAACGGGGAGCGTATCCCGCTACCGAAGCTGACCAAGGACGGCGTCAAGTGGTGCCTCGAGCAGGGGTACATGAAGCGCAACCCTGCCAACGGTCGGATCTTCTGGGAAGACTGCGTAGTCGACCTACGCAACCCGGACCGTATCCCGGACGAGATCCGGGAGCAGTACATCAGCACGGACACCACCACGCTGAGCATGCTCGATCATCCGATCGGGCAGGCCATCCTGAACTTCCGAACTGTCTCGAAGCTCCTCAGCACCTATGTCGAAAGCATGGGCGAGAAGGTTGAAGACTCCGGGGATGGTCAAGTGCACGGTCGCTTCAACTCCTTCGGTACGGATACTGGCCGGTTCAGCAGTTCTGGACCCAACCTCCAGAACATCCCTTCCCGCAAAAAGCCCGCGCACTTCGACGAGAGGATCCAGGGCCTGGGCCCGGCGCTACGTGAAGTCTTCGTGTGCCCGCCCCCTGATGAGTGGGCACCTGAGGGCTACTGCCTGATCGTCAGCGACCAGAGCCAGGTCGAGCTTCGAGTGATCTCTCACTTCACTGGCGACTTCAACCTACGCAACGTCTACCACGAGACGATCACGAGCCACGGGCTCGTGTTTCACACGGGCGATGTTCACGCCAAGACCTCGCAGAGCCTCGGGATCCCGCGGAAGCCGGCCAAGAACGTCAACTTCGGCTTCAACTACGGGATGGGGCCGGAGAAGTTCGCCCGTATGGTGCCGCTACTCACGCCTAAGGGCGAGTACGACATCGAAAAGGCAGCGCTCTGGCGTGATGGCTTCTTCCAGACCTACAGCGGCATCCCTGCTTACATGCAGGCGCTACAGGGTAAGTGGCAGAAAGGTCAACGCAGCTTCCTGATGATCAGCGGACGTCACCGTCACTTCAACGACAACGACGTCATGCCCGGCAAGATCCTGAACGCCAAGGTGCAAGGCTCCTCGGCGGACATGATCAAGGCCAACATGTTCATCATCCGCAAGTACGTGCTGCCTCGATACCCAGGCCTACGGGTGATCGGGCAGGTCCACGACGAGCTGATCTATGCGTGCCCGATCCGCTTCGCCAAAGAGGCGGCCATGCTCATCAAGTACGTCATGGAGTACGACTGGTTCGGGCTGTCTGTCCCGATCCTGGCCGACACCTCTATCTGCTACAACAACTGGGCTGAAGAGGGCGATGACAACGTCCCGCCCGTCGGCACCTTCTTCGCTCGGATCAAGGGCGAGGATCGGTTGTTCACCGCAGAGAACTGGGCCGACTTCGTCGAAGCCGACGAGAACGGCGATGTTGAGCTGGCCTCCAGCTGTGCGCGTCTGCTCCCGGAGGAGCAGGAGTGGTGCAAGACCTTGATCCCCGATCGTGGTCCGCTGATCACCCAGCCCAGCACCTCCCGAGTCATGACGCGGGAAGAAGAGCTAGCTATGCGCAACTGACGCGAGGGCCTGGTGTGGCATGAGTCTCATGTACACCAGGCCCTGCTCCTATCTGATTCATGAATAGCCAAAAACCCACAAGCCTCGACTGGCCGAGCGCTGCTGTTGTCATCTCCCTCAGCCTCGCTCTAGGCGCCTTCCTTGTCGCTGTCGTCTACTTCACCTCGGTCGACTACCGGGCGAGGCTTGCTGCGAACACGTGCCCCGATCCCGCTGCCCACATCGAGGAGACCCCTGATGCCTAAACGCACTTACCACACCATCGGCGTCGACGCCGGCATGATCTGGCTAGGCGACCCCTGCTACATCATCGGCGCGGACTCCTCCCACGGGCCCTTGACCTGGGCCGACTTCTGCAAAGACCTGGACCGAAGCGAAAAGGCTGACGGCTCGGGTGTGCAGGAACCTCTCGGATCCGGCATCGGCTTGGCCATCCCCAGCGGATACGGCGACGGCGCCTACCGTGTGATCGTCACCACCAACGACGAGGGCCGCGTGACCCGTGCTGAGATCGTCTTCATCGACGAGGAGCTCAAGGAGCCCGTCTTCTGCGACCACTGCGGCGAGACGATCCACATGGAGCACGAGCTCGTGTCGATCGGCGAGATGCCCGTCGAGTTCGACTCGGGTAACGCCGGCGAGTCCGCCAGTCTCTGCGTCCCCTGCCACAACCTCCTCATCCCCTGATCATGGAAGAGCTCACTCCTGAGGCGTGCCGTCTCATTATCTCCGTCCGACGCGAGAACCGCCGGATCTGCTCCAAGCGTAAGGACCCGCCCTACACTCGTATCTACTGCACCGCGTGTGGGGTACTGGGTACCGAGGAACGGCTCAACGAAGATTGCAGCACCGCCGGCTGCACGGGTCGGCAGGTTGGCCCGGGTTGGTGGAATGAGGTCGCCGAGGCTCGTGGCACGCGCTAACCACGCCTGGCGTCACTACGTCGGCGGTAGCTACCGACATGACGGGACTTGGCGCACATGGTGCGGCCGAAAAGTACCCAACACTGTCAAACCGGCTTACAGCCAGGACGCGCACCCGGACATCGAGGGCACAACCTGTTTGAACTGCCTCAAAGCCATCCATGACCACGAGTTGTGGAAAGCGGAGATGGCATCCTCGAGGGCCCGCGCCTCTAGTATCCGGCTCACCTACCTCCAGCGCAGCCGCGCCTTGAAGCATGCTAAAAGCACTTAGGACATGCCTCGGGGCGCATGCCCCGCTAACCCTCCCAGACCCCGACGTCATCTCCTGCCACGACGGTTGGTTCAACATCCTGTTCGAGGCCCTCGAGGATATGGAGGAAGCTGCCCGGCTATCCCTGCACATGAGTCCGCGTCGGCGGGCTGTGATCCAAGACGACTGCCGAGTTGTCCAGATCAAGGAGAAGTTCGGCACGCTCCGCATCTATACCAGTGGAGTCATGGACGTCTTCACGCCCATCATTGAGCGTGCAGAGGAGCGTAGTAGCCAGGAGTGTGAGTTCTGCGGAGCCGTCGGCAAGCTACGTGACGGGCCTTGGACCAAGTGCCGATGCGACGCGTGCGAGACCCTCTGGGAGCGGGGTGAGTCCCGCGGTAACCGGAGACGCGGGTGAGTGAGATCAAGGTCCAGGCCCCCCGCGGTTGCGGCGGAGACCTCGCATCCATCCTCATCATCATCGCCGCCATATTCGTCCTGTACTGGGTGGATGGGCGGCGAGCTCTTGTAATCGACCGGCAGGGTGACACCACCCGCATCTATATGGAGACGATCAATGACGAAGGCTAGACGCCGCATCGACATGTGCCAGTACTGCCTCCAACCCGAGGACGATCATCACCACTTCAAACCGGTACTCATCCCTCTGACGTGTAAGTGTGATCCTCGCGATTGGGGCAACATCACCGACGTCCCCGACGTCTGCGACAGCTTCAAACCGATAGAGACTCCCGACGATCGCTACTGCCAAACATGCGCCCATGACAAACGATGCCACTAAGGGCTACTGCCGCGTAGCCGACTACGACTGCCTTGCCCCACCTGGGTGGGGTGGTAGCGGGGGCTGGGCCCCTGGTGATCCCGAAGGCCAGATCACGGATACCTGCGACTCCTGCGGGGAGTTCTCCTGCAAGAAGTGCTCGCAGCTCAAGTACGCGGACGGGCTCTGGATGTGCCTCTGCAACAACTGCGCAGAGAGCCTCGAGGGGGAAGACATAAGCGCCCCGACCGAGTCCTGCGCCCTTTGTGATGGCTCCATTACCATCACGACCCTGTTCGGTGAAGAGCTAGTCAAGCACCACAACCCCCACTGCGTCTTCGGCTCTACGGCCGGTGTACTCCGCGCGCGCTGGAACCAGGTCAACAGTGCTATTCGACATGCGCTCGAAATGGCTGCGCTGACTGGCACGGCTGATGTGAAGACCACGGTCATCAAGCCCGACCAACTCGCTGACACTCCCGAGGAGTGCCAGACATGAGCGGCGGCAGGGACTGGTTCCGCCCGACCCACGAGATCCCGCGCGCTCTCTACGACGCCTTCCAGAAGGAGGCGGCTCATCGAGAAGAACGCGGGTTCCGGGAGTGGCACAACGCTGAGGTCATGGCCGTCTGGCGAGAAGCTCGAGACCAGGCGGAGGCTCACGGCCTCCCCCGGCCGCCCCTCGAGCTCATCAAAGAGGCCGAGCAGTCCGCTGCCGGCCACGTGGATTACGGCTCCAAGTGGGCCTACTCCGTCTGGCACTGGATGATGGAGAACAAGACCGATGACTAACCCCCGCATGACGGCCTTCTTGGAGCGCCTGCTCCAGCTGTGCGACGACGACCACGTAGATCCCTACATCGACTCCGATGTCCGCAGAGCTGCGGCTGAGCGCGACATGGAGGAGCTGGCTGAGTGGCTCCACAAGAAGTGGCAAGAGGAGCGCTATGATGACTGAGCCAGATCGCCGAGAGCTGAAGCGCCTCGTCTCCAAGCATCGGCTTGACCTGATCAAGCAGGTCGAGGCCCGTGAAAACATCGCTCAGCGGGTTGCTCGAGAGTACGCCTTCTCCCAGATCCAGAGCAACCTGATCCGCGTCCTACAGGTCACTCGAGTCCCGGGGTGCAGGGATCGCCTAGAGCCGGCGTATGTCGAGGTGCTGATCCAGGTCAACACTGAAACGCGCACGCTCGAGGCACGTCTTGACCCTCTCAGGGTGATGAGTTCTGTCCCAGCTGGATCCACCCCCCAGCATCAACACCAAGCCCTGAACGACCTCGTTCACGCTGTAGCGTGGCGGGCTCTCGAGCCTCTACACGAGGAGCTCGTCTTCGAGCTTCACCGCGCTGGTCTAGGCTCTGACACCTTCTATCAAAATGACTGACGACCACGACTGGTGGACCGAGCTCCGCATCTCCCTTGAGGGCTCTTCGATCACCCACGGCGCCGCCGGATGGCAGCGTGATCACGGCGAGTCCGTGCGCGACTGGGTCAATCGGATGCTGAACGGCTACCGTGATCCGGAGACGCCGCTGCATACGGTAAAGCGGATCAAGGAGCTTCGGCGCGCGAATCAATGGCGTGAGGGAAGCGACCCTGACGGCGATGTCCCGTGGCTCTGCTACTGCACCGGCTGCGGCTTCGGCTCTAGCTACAAGCTCGGACATCTTTGCGACGCTGGAAGCGGATGTCGTGGTGTGTTCAGGATGGCTGCCATGATGCCGAGCAAGACGAGCGCGTTCCGCCTGCAAGGCTCGATGGTCCTCCACGGCCATGTGATTCAACCGACGGCTGTCGAGGACCTGGTGGATAACGCCAAGGCCGTACTAGAAGACCTCACACCTGAGCAGCGTGACTCCTTGATCAAAGCGCTAGCTCCATTCCTACGAGACAAAGCATGACCGACCGCTGGCACTATCTACCGCTCGACATGTATTCCGAGATCGCCCAGACCTGGGATGTCCCGGAGAACCTGGCCCGTATCGGCCACTACCTGAACGTTGGCCGAGTCCCGCTTTCGGGTGTTGAGGCAGTCGCCATGGTGCGTGACATCCCCGAGATCATCGAGGCGCTCTACGAAGCCATCGACATCATTCGTCAGGAGGACGATTACCGCAAAAGCCAGGGCCATGCGTGCCCGACCTGTCACGCCCACCTCCCCGACGGTGGTCACGAAACCGACTGCCCCCGAGGCCGTCTCCTGGCGATAACCCCCGACAAGCCATGACCGACACACCAATCATCGAGCAGGCTTTCAGCACCTGCCTCGAGCGCATCAAGGACTGCGAGTCTCGCATCGTAGCGCTGGACTACGCCCTCGCCCATGTCAGCCGCAATCAGCGGCTAGGTGATGCCGCTCGAACCGAGCACAGCAATATCAGGGCAGCGCTCTACGATCATCTCAACGAGGCTTACCGGGCGCTTCTGACCTTCGGAATCCTGGTCCCGGGTGAGATGCAATCCAAGGCCCGGCGGGCGGTGATCAAGCGCTACCTGAGCGAGGGCGTCCAGATCATGGGATACCTCCAGCTCGACGGGCAGGCGCCCGGCCAGTGGTGGGCCGCTGACGAGGAGGCCTTCCGCAAGGAGATCGAAGAGATCCGCAAGGCTGAGGGGGAAGTACCTGCCGGCGCCACCTGGACCTGTGAGCAGTGTGACAACATCAACCCCCCGAACACCAACAGATGCGTCAACTGCCAGGAGGCGTTCGCATGAGTACTAAGAATCATCACGAGCTAGATCTTGCAACCGTGCGTGAGCAGTTGCAGCTCACCTACGACTACATGGTTGAAGAGGCCAAGGCCGAGGCCGGGCTCTGCGATGATGCCGAAAACTGGGAGGCCTATGTCTCCGACGGCGATCGGTTCGTCGAGCTTGAAGAGCTGCTTGGTCAGATCCCTCCGCTCATCGAGGCCGATTCGGCGGTTGATAAGCGCTGTGTCATCTGCACGGGCCTACTCACCGACCCCGGCGTATGCGGCGATCCGGCATGCCTGCTGTGCCCCGAGACCACAATCGAGTTCGATCTGGTGCAGGCCCAGCACGCGGTCCGGGGGTACCTCTCGGATGTCTGGTTGGCGGGGGCTCTCGAGTTCTGCCCACGCGGGCACGATGCTGAGTCCCTAGCCCGCCTCAATCCCTACCACTGCGATGAGTGATACCTCTAAAGCGCGTAAGTGCCCGGACTTGATTACCAAGAAGATCGAGCACCTGATCAACGTCGTAAAGTCGGATCTACTCCTGGTTGCGCACACTGTGTCTGCTATTGAGGACCTCCAAGAGGCTATCGTTGATGCCATCGACGAGGCCCGCGGTGGGGATGAGAACTGCCCTCATGAGTCGATGAGGTTCGACGACGATTTTGGTGAGTGGATCTGCACCGAGTGCGGAGCCCGCGGCTGCGCTGCTGGACGCCATGATCCGATCGGTACGCCCGAAGATCCGCTCGCTCGTATCTGCTGGAAGTGCGGCCTCGATCTAGATGGTGATGATGATGACTAAAGAGCTGTGCTCCTGTTCCCTGTGTGAGCAGCCGCCGACTGAGGTGCCGCTAACCCCATCAACCCCGCACAAGGTCCGATGCGACAGCTCCAGCTGTCCGGTCTATGCTGCGTGGTGGTGGGATCCGGCGGCCTGGGAAGAGTTTCATGCCGCTGTTCGACTCAAAGCTGAGCGAGCCCGAATGAGCGGGGTCTGGCATACGGTGATCGATAATCAGCAGATGCACAATCTTGTGCGTGTTGAGGAGGTGGCCCCTCTTATCGAGTTCATCAAAGAGCGTGTGAACGCCTACGCCGACCCGGATGAGCTCCCATGCCCCTGTCCTGAGCGTCATCAAAGCGAGAAGGACTGGTGCTGGCTCTGTCGCGGTGAGCGCCTACTAGAAACGTACCAGAGCATCCTGCCTCATCCTGATGAGTGGCGAGACCGCGCCGAGGTCCTTGATCAGCTCGCGGAGCTGGATCAGTCACTTGAAACCGACCTGTGACATGTGCGGGGCCGAGTTGGATCGGCCGGCGGAGACCTGCCATGACGACCCCTGCCCCTACTGCAACTACCCCAGACCCGCGGGCAACTGCGAGGATTGATCATGCTGTACGCACTACAACTACCCGACGGCACCATCGAGCCAGACACTGTCTCCGACAGCCAAGACGCTGCCTGGGGCGAGTCCTTCGAGCATGTGGCCTACCACCTAGGCAGCGAGTGGGCGGACCGCTTCTGGAAGAAGTGGGGAGAGTCTCGCCAGTCTGCGTCTCGGCGGGGCTACAAGATCGTCCCGGTCACGCTTCGTCACCGTGACACTGCGAAGGAGTGCCAGCAAATCCGGGAACTCCTGGACTCCCTGGCCCGCCCCAGCGGTGGTCCGTGGCCTCGCGGCTACGTATCGCTCCAGATGAGGAGGGAGGACTACGAGGTCTTGCGAGAGCTCCTAGCCAGTCATGCGTAGACCCCTCGACGAGCCCACGCCGATGCAGCGTCTGGATGATCTTCTCGAGGCTCTTTCAGCTGCTAGCGAGCTCGGGACCTCGAAGCAGGTACGCAAGATCGAGAATCGCATCCGGGAGCACTTTCAGGAGCACCTTCAAGAAGAGGAGCCAGAACCCGTCGTTCGACGTACCGGGCCGATCTGGCGAGCGAAACGATGGGGCGTTCTGTACCAGCTGGAGGCTCATCGGGACCTAGCGGCGGGCGAGGTCGTCGGCCTCTCCGTGAATAGTATTGATCCCCCAACGGGTGTGTTCATGGGTACGCGTGATCTAGCGGATGACGACGAGATCGGCGTGCAAGCCGTGAACCCGATCGACGGCGGTACTCAAGGCCTCTTCCAGATCGCATACCTATGACCAGTAGCAAGCGCCGACACAGGCGCCGCCAAAGATGGATACGTAAGCGCGAGCTACGCGCCCGTAAAGCACCTACCCCTGAGGAGCGTGCGGATCATCTAGCAGATCTACTCGCTGATGCTATCCAAGCGCACTCGACCACGAGTCTAAGTCCTTCAAAGACAAGAGCTTTGCGTAGAGGCCCGAGGTAGTCCCTGAGAAGCCTAGCGGCGCGGTGTCATCAGTTTGTAGACTTGGTGACCCGCGCCGCTTTTTGCCCCACACCGATTATGAAAGCACCCTGGAGAGATACTCTCGAGCTTCGCAAGCGGATCGCTGCGCTCGAGGAGGAGAACAAGAAGCTCAAAAACGAGGTCCGCGAGTACGAGGGGTTGTTCGAGCTCCAGGAAACGCGCATGACCGAGGCGGTCAAGCGCTGGCGCGCGGCGAACCCCGGCAACGACCTAGTCAGGCCTGATCTGGGTCGGCTGCTTACCTGGCTACTGGAGAAGATCGACAAGTGAAGATCCACACCATCTGGCTGTCGGACAGCGGCAACTGGTCCGAAGCCTGGCTCAAAGACGCGTGGGATGAGTACACGATTGACGAGAACCCCACAGGCTGGGCGCAAGCCCTTGAGGAGGCGGAGCTATCTAGCAGCCACATGAAGCTCATCACACTCGAGATCCCCGGCGACCACCTAGCGGCTGCCTGGACAACCCCCACGGTCGAAGGAGATGTAGCCGATGGCTGATCAAGAAGAGCACAGCTGGAAGAAGATCGAAGGCCTCCCGATCGTCAAGCGGATCGAACACGCAGAGCCCGGCTATAAGGTCACGATCCCAACCGGCCGTCTAGCGGGTACGTGGATACGTATCGAGGATCTTGACCCGCCATACACCTCGAAAATGTGGGCGAACATCCGCACCGGAGCCGTGATCGGCCACTGGTCCGCGATTGCCCACGAGGCTGTAATCAGCGCCGCCGTGGCTGATGATCTGGCCGCCTTGGGGCTAGCCAACAACCCCGAGCCGATCCCGGCACACCCGCCGGACGCTTGTGCGGGGCACCACTGCCCCTTCCACAACCCGTCGGATCACCACATGAAGGACTGGCCCAAGAGCATTCGTGCCTCGGGCATGACCGAGAGGCACTGCGAGCACGGCGTCGGTCACCCCGATCCCGATGCTCTCGCGTTCTTCGCTGCGCAGGGTCACGTCTCTGACATCTTCGGCATCCACGGCTGTGACGGCTGTTGCCATCCCCCTGATCATGACGAGGATCCCGAACCCTGAAAAGGGCGTCCCCCGCTTCGAGGTCTGGTTCTACGGCACCCACGACCGGTACCAGTACCACGAGAGCTTCAAAAGACAGGTGAGCGCCGCTCGGGCGCTCGCTGTCTTCACCGATAACCGCACGCTGGCCTACATCTTTGACCGCCGTCAGGGCAAGGCCGTCACTACCAACTTCCGCGAGATCAAGCGGGATACCAGACATCGCCGATGAAGAAGTTCCGTCAACACCTCTGCGTCGACTTCGACGGCGTCATCCACCGCTACATCCCCACTGCGGGTAAGGCTCACGACGTCCAGGGGGAGCCGATCAATCACGCTCTCGCGTGGCTCTGGAAGATGATCCAAGACTACGACATCGCCATCGTCTCGGCGCGCAGCCGGAGTTGGCGGGCTCGTCGAGCCATGCGCCGCTGGCTCAAGAAGCACGCCAACCCCCCGATGTGGTACGGGCTCGAACATACGCGCGGCCTCAAGTGCATCACCTTCCCCAAGCACAAGCCCATCGCCCGTCTCTACATCGATGACCGGGCCTGGCGCTTCGAAGGGCCACAGGACTTCCCTACCAAGGCCCAGATCGAGGGCGCGCACTCTTGGACCGACCCCCGTCCTGAGAGCTCAATGCGTCATAAGTCTGGTGAAGAACACGTTCAAGTATCTACCGAGCAGGTCCAGTCAGTCTTCCAAGAGCTCCTAGATGCAGCCGGGCCCATGCCACGTCGTCGCGAGCTGGACTTCTGCATCCGCGTCATCTGCTGTGTCAATGAGCAGCCCGACGTACCCGTCGATCAGCAGGTACTCGACTGTTTCAACAAGCTGCGCGAGTCCCTAGGCCCGCCGTTCACAGACCGCGACGGTCTGGATGGAATGCTGTACTACAGCGATACCGGGGCCAACACCATCGTGCGTGTACGTCCTGACTATGGACGTTGATCCAATCACTCGAGCCTGGGCAGAGGTGTCTAGGGACATTGATGATTTCCTCGGCTTCTACCCCTTTCGGTTTCCTTCCATGAAGCGCAATCCCTACTTCGCCCAGAAGCCCAGAGCCTGTATCACGCAGGCGCACGAGGTCTCGATGGCCCTGCTCAAGCTCTGCATCCGCAACTGCATGCAGAGCGGAGGTCGTGTGGTCTATCGAGGCAAGATCGAGATGTACCACTTCAACGACTGCATCCAGATCGCCCGCCCGACCGAGCCTGCCGACGTGATCGAGATCGATCCCAACCGGATCGAGGACGCAGTCAATCTCTTCGTCGACGGCCTCGTGGCCGAGACGACGTTCGACCCCGACGAGTTCATCCTCTCGATCGACCCCGAGATGGGCGGAGTCTCGTGGCGTCGCATCCGCCAGATCCACGCCTTCCGAGCGCTCATCGAGCCGGAGAACGTGGACTTCGAGTCCTTCATTCACCCCCCGAGCGCGGAGTCCGACTTTGACCTCCTTCACAGCGGCGCAGAAGAAGGCGATTGATCACGAGGGCTCGAACCTCGTTATCTTCGCCGTGGCCGGCAGCGGCAAGACGACCGTCCTGGTCGAGCGCATTCGTAAGCATGCCGAGGCTGGCGAGAGCCAGTTGGTGCTGACCTTCAGTAAGAAGGCGGCAGAGAGTCTCAACAAGCGTGTGGGGGTGCCCCTCACCCCCAGCAGCTTCATTGGCACCTTCCACAGCTTCTGCTTCAAGGTTCTCAATCGCCGCTGCCCGAACCAGTACCAAAACCGCGAAGTCGTGGAGGGTCGGGAGGAGTGGTTGCTCATCAAGTGGGCCGAGGAGCTGCTCAGAGAAACCCCGAACGCCGTTGGCGTCCCTGCCGACATGCTGCGGGACATCAGCCTGCTCAAGCTCAACGGGTTTCACCCCGACGCGTGGCTTGCGATGACTGACCGCATTCACGCGCATATGAACCTAGGCCCGGGGTATGTCGAGCTCCTGCATGCGCTCCATCAGTCGATCGTGAAGAACGGGAAGTACCTGTTCGATGACATGATCATCGACTGCTTGCAGCTCTTCCGAGATGACCCGGAACTGGTCGACGTGCTCAAGAATCGACTGGATCACATCCTGGTCGATGAGTTCCAGGACACTGACCCGGCGCAGGCCGAGATCCTGAAGAAGCTCGAGAAAGGCAACCTCGTGGTCGTCGGTGACGATGATCAGTCGGTGTATGGGTTCCGGGGATGCTCCCCGCGTTTCATCATCGAGTTCCCTGAGATCTACGGAGGGGTTGCCATCTCGATGGAAGAGAACTTCCGGTCTCAGGCGCCGATCCTTGACGCGGCTAACCAGCTGATCAAGTGCAACGACCTGCGAGTGGACAAGGTCCTCCGACCGACGCTCACAGGCGAGGGCGCTATCACCTCGGTCCGTGTGAAGCATCCTGTCGAGGAGGCGCAGTACACGGCCGATCGGATCGAGGAGATCCTTGATGCCGGAGGTATGGCCTCTGACATCGCGGTGCTCTATCGAACGAACGCCCAGTCAGGCGCATTCGAGGATGAGCTCAGCATGCGGAAGATCCCCTATGAGGTCATCGATGATCAAGGCGGGTTCTACGGTCGTACCGAGATCCGCACCCTGGTCAGCTACCTTCGGCTAGCAGCCCGCCCGAACGACATCACGTCGCTGCGGTGGGTGCTCAACAAGCCCAACCGGTTTCTGCGTCGGGACTGGGTGGCTGAGTGCATGGGCAAGTCGGACGGCTCTGCCGCATCTGTCATGCAAGTCATGGCAGCTACGCGGGGAGGGTTCCGGCAACAGCAGGCCGCGGGATCTCTGTGTACGCTCCTCCAGGACCTGGACATGTTGGTCAAGGAGGGTCACACGCCGGCCAACATCGGCCACCACATCTGGCAGAGCCTCGGCTTTGCTGGGTTCATTCGTGAACTGGCTGCCCGCAACCAGCGCAAGGATCCTGACGAGATGATGGATGCCGTGTCTCGGGTACTAATGCAGACCTTGCCGCGCTTCCGCACGATCAAGGAGTTCCTGACCCACGTCAATCTCGTCGAGCAGGAGAGCAAGTCTCGCCAAGATGGCCGGTCCCGTGTGCAGCTGCTCACGATTCACCGGGCCAAGGGACTCGAGTTCCCCACTGTCTTCATCGCCGGGTTCTGTGATGGGCTCATTCCACACAAGAACGGCCGTGAGGATGAGGAGCGGAGACTCGCCTATGTGGCGATTACCCGCGCCATCAACCACCTCTACACCACCACATACGACATCGACAGCCCTTTCCTCAAGGAGATGGGTGTTGAACCTCAAGCCATCAATATGGAGAACGAGGATGCCGAAATCACTCAAGACAAGGATCGGACCCCCGGAGACCTGGCGACTAAGGGCGGCGGTCTACGGGTTCCAGGCGACGAAGTCGGCCACGGCTAGGGACTTCGACCCACTCACCGACCGCTTTCCTTTCGACGTCGCAGATCATCGACTGACCGAAGCCGCGTCGCGCTTCTTGAACAACAACCCAGCCGGCATGACGTGGGAGGCGCGGCGTGCTGCGGCGATGCAGATGCTGTGGTCAGGCCCAAACGATCGGTCGCTCATGTACGCACGCTACCGCTGCCGAGGCCGCACGCAGCGGCCTCACATCGACCCCACATCCCCTCCCGGGCGCTATGGGAAGCTGTCGTGGGAGATGACATTTCCCAACTTCCAGTGGCGCGTCATCTATGCCTTCTACTCCAAGCGCAGCTCAGTGTCATGCAAGTCTTTGAGCGTGTGGTGCGTGGCAATCCCGGTACTGTTCCGGCCTGACACGCTATTTCCGCTCGATCAAGTTCGCGGGTTGATCCCAGCTATTCGAGTACCAAATGTGCGGGCAGGTGATCTGGCGTCGAAGCAGGGGGTGCGGATGGCGTTGCGGAGGTACTTTCGTTACGCCGCCCACCCGTACGCGGCCTGGGCGTATGCAACCAACGCTGCGTGGTACTCTCCAAGAGAGCTCATGAACGCGTTGGTACCTGATGGGAGTATTGGTGTTACGGACCTCTCCTATCACCGACGCCGCTGGTCTGAGGAGGCCCGCAATATTCCTCGAGTGAGCATCAAGCTGCCCAACCATGCAGCTTCCTGGATCGGGTGGGAGTGGCCGAGTGCGTATGCTCCTCTAGGCCACACTACCAATGCGTACTACGCCAGACAGTGGGCCCGGAGCATCAGTACGCGGATGGCCCAACTTGCCAATACCCGAGGTAGCTCGGGGATCTGCCTACTGGAACACCATCATATGGTGAGTAGATACGCTACCAGACGCTGGCGCACCCCGACCCGGACTACCCCTACGGAGGACACCACTAGGGGGATACCGGCTAGATTCCGCGTCGATCACCCGCTTACTGTCCTCCCAGTAGGGCTGTGAGGGGTATTGACGTCCGAGTCTGTGCAGAGGGGTTCGACTCCTACATCGAACTTCCCCGCATCTTCCTCGAGCCAGAGGAGGACCTCTTCGATGGGGTCCTCCGCCGGCTGGGGAAGGATCTTCAAAGCCTTAGCGCCGGTCTCCGCAACCCTACAGTGGAAGTCAGAGAGTGGCCAAAGGATTACACCAAGGACGAGGCGCTAGCGCGTCTCCTGGCCGACGAGGAGGGCTGTGAGCCATGGCGGTTGTGATGCAACGCGGAAAACATACAGGTGAGCCGATCACACGTGTACCGCCTGGGTACCTGCGCTGGATGGTGCGTGTAGAGCACGATCAAGCGAAAGACGCTGCTGAAGAACTGAAGCGGCGCGGCATGTTGATGCAGGCCACAAGCCTTGAAGTCACCGCCCACGCGGTGGATCGAGCATCGATCCGCTGCCTTGACGTGTTCCTCAAGCACCGCGACGAAGAGACGAATGAGGGGCTCCATACCTGGCTTTGCCGAACGGCTCTGGAGGCTGTTGAACAGACCAAGCCTGCGCAGCACAACCATCACGGAAGACCTATGGCCAAGCACCGGTACCTGGAGATGACCTGGGTCTTTGACTTGTCGATGGCTACCCCGATCCTGACCACTGTTTACTGACACCCCCTACCAATGCCATGAAACTACGCGGCCTCGTCCACGTCCCTGCCGAGATCCTCGGCGATCCTGCCTTGTGGCCCTTTGATCGGGACCAAGACCTTATCGCGCGCCCTGAAGGAGATCGAGAGCCCTTCCCGTTGTGGCATGAGTTCAGTGACGGCTCCCTGCTTGTACCTCGCTTCTGGCTAGAGAACTTCACCCGAGCGCTGCCGGCTCGGGCTCCGATCCAAGAGCACCCACAGCGGCAGTTCAAGGGCGAGCTGAGAGACAACCAGAAGACGCCGGTCAGTGAGATCCTACATGAGCTGCCTCGCAAGGAGGGGCTGCTTCTGCGGGCTGATTGCGGCACTGGCAAGACAGTCATGGGCCTCTACTGCGCTGACGCGTTGCAAGCGGCGCGGGTCGGCGTGCTGGTCGATCAGGTCGACATCGCCGAGCAGTGGAAAGGTGCGATCGAGCGCTTCCTGCCCGAGGCCACCGTCGAGATCCTCGGCGGAGGCCACGGGCAGATGCGTCGAGACACGCGAGCTCGGTTCACGATCATGGTCGGTCAGAGCCTCTGGCGACAAGAGTGGGCCGAAGACCCGATGGAACTCGACATGCTCCTCGTCGACGAGGCGCATGTGTTCTCAGCACCTTGCTTTTTCGGCAGCCTCACGAACCTAGCCTTCACCTGGAGCATCGCCCTGACCGCCACCCCGGATCGCCGGGATGGGCTCGAGTGGGTGTTCAAGGCGGCGCTGGGTAACCACGTGGTCGAAGCCGCGGCCAAGCTGGTCCCTGCCACGATCTACCGCTACCCAGTTACGACCCTCGTCGAGTACGACGACTACCGGATGGCGTGGTGCAAGGCGAAGGTCGGGATGACAACACTCGCAGGATGCCGTGAGTGCCCGGACTTCGCCGGCTTTCCCACTAGCTGCCCGGGCCGGCCCCCGCTCAACCCGATGGTGACTCCCCCGGACGTCGCCTGGAAGGACAAGCACAACTACACGGCCTACATTCAGACGGTCATCGCTGACCCTGCGTACTCAGCCTGGTTGGTTAACATCGTCGGCCACCTGTTCCAAAAGGGGCGTCAGGTCATGGTATTCGGCCAGTTCCAGAAGCAGCTCATCCACCTGCACGAGCTATGGGAAGCCCGGCATCCGGGCTCGAGCGGGTTGTTCTTCGGTAAGCATGCCAAGGTTGGGCGCGTCGGCCGGGACGCCTCCCTCGACAAGCCGGTCACCTTCTGCACTTACGGCATTGCTGACAAGGCCCTTGATGTACCATGGAAGGATGCCGCTGTACTCGCCTCTCCCCGTCGTGATGTTCGCCAGACCCGAGGGCGTATCGAGCGAGAGGTCGACGGGAAGCCGGTCCCGATCGTGGTGGACCCGGTCCACACCAACTCCCCCGTTCTGGCCGCGCTCGGGCGCCGCCGGCTAGCCTCCTACAAGGATGCCCGCTGCCATGTCATCGACTATCCAGGGCTGTGAGATCACAGCCCGCCCGGTCACCCTCGAGGTGACGATTCGAGCCATCCCGCGAGGACGCACCAAGTACGTCCTCCGCTATAGCAACACCCACATCATCGACACCCGCCACATCATGACCAACCCCGCTAATGTCGGATCGATCTCGGTCGGCCACCACGCCCGCATCTCCGAGGTCTACGGCGCCTACTCGAGCCATGAGGTTCACGTCACCGTGAACGTGCCTGCTTCCCGGGAAGAGATTGCCGAGAACATGGAGGGCATCGTCGAGGAGTTCCAGCACCGCTGCGTCGTGGCCAACCGCGACATCTTCAACCGCGTCCTACAGTCGGTCGGCAAGGACCCGCTGTTCCACACCGAGCAGCTCACTGAGGGGGCTGACGAAGGAGCCTGATGGCGGCCAAGAAGAAGAAGGTCGCCAAAAAAGCCACAAAGAAGGTGACCAAGAAGGCCACCAAGAAGAAGGCGACCAAGAAGAAGGCCAAGAAGCGGACCAAGAAGGCCGCAGCCAAGGACGACGCTCCGAAGCGGGCGCTGACGGCCGGAGTGAAGAGCCCGCGCGACACACGCACCAGCGCTCGGTTCAGCGACGGGATGAAGTCTGCGACAGTCGAGCTCAACAAGCAGCCCACGGGTTCTTGGCGAGCGACGCAGGCCGCAGCTGAGTTCCGCCGCCGGCTCCTGTTCACGGGACTGGTCGAGATGGACATGAACATCCGCATGGCCATCGGCACCCGGACGCAGATCATTGGCCCGGAGCATGTGGGCAAGTCGCTCATGTGCTACCTACTGGCCGGCTCCTTCCAGCGCACTTGCCGGCGCTGCATGACTCCGATCCTCACCTTCCATGATGACCTGGGTGAGCGGGATAACGTGATCCGCTGCGGCTGCGGTGCCAACGATGTGTCGACCGTCCTCTTCATCGATGTCGAGGGTGACTTCGACCCGCTATGGGCACAGTCCTGGGGGTTCAAGATCGCGGATCGTGTGGACATGAGCGATCCGATGGCTGAGTACGAGGAGGTCGAAGAGGGCCTACTCATCAGCCCGGATTCGACAGTAGCTGTGGCCCGCATCACGTCCTTGAACCAGGTCGAGATCCTCTCTTCCCACCTGATCAAGAACGGCGCTGCCGATCTGATCATCCTCGACAGTGTGGCCATGGCTGCGATTGACGAGGACCTGGCGGGTCGTAAGCAGACCGCGTCCCGGGCTCGTGAGCTGTCCCGCCTGTACCCGAAGCTGATCAGCGCGCAAAACGAGGCCTGGAACCAGTCGGGCGTGATGCCCACGTTCATCCAGACCAACCAGTGGCGCGCCAACATCCAGTCGGGCCCCGGGGGCTACGGCGGTCCCTCCAAGATCGCGTCGGGCGGTAACGCCCTCAAGTACGCGCTCATGCAGAACATGGAGATCCGCACCCGCTACAACCCGTGGGACGGCGGCTACCGTGAGCCCGCCGCCATGGCGGAGATGACGATGACGATGAAGAAGGACAAGGCGTCCGGGGGCGGCACCAACGCTAGCGCCCAGGCTCGGCTGTTCCTCAAGGATCGTCTGTTTGACCGTGTCCACTACGAAGCCGGCGAGACCGACGAGGGTGCGCGCGTGTTTGAGCTCCTGAAAGCCCTATCTGAGGGCGCTTGGGAGCTGCCGCCTGATGACAGGTGGTTCAAGAAGACCTCGCGGGGGTATGAGATCCTCGGCCGCACCTTCACCAAGATCGCGGACATCAAGGCCTTCCTGAGCCGGCCCGACATCGGTTATCGCCTGCGCTATCCGCTGGCTGCCGCAATCATGCCGCGGACCTTCCGAGGCCACCTCGACGCAGAGGCCCATCTCTATGGGCCTTTCGACGACCCTCTCCAGGATCTCATTCACGAAGCCCATGACCGACTCAAAGGACATCAGCCAGCCGCTGGGGCTGCCGAAGATTCAGAAGAAGCAGAGGGAGGTGACCCCCTCGATGCGCTCGAGGCCGGCCTCGAACAAGAGGACGGGTGACGCGCACGAGCTTCGCCTGATGCGAGAGACCGGCTTGCAGCGGGTCCCCGGATCTGGCTGCGGCTCGTTCTTCCGAGGAGACCTCGGCACCCCTTACGGGTGGTTTGTCGAGGCCAAGTCGAGAACAGGGACCGACTTCCGGTTCCAGCCTCGGTGGTGGGAGAAGGCGGTGCAAGACGCGCGCAAGCTAGCGCGCCCGAACATCGCCCTCGCCTACCACTTCACGGACCACAACACGTATCGCGTGTTTGAGGGTTTCCCCGCTGATCTCCTGATCATGCCCATGACTGAGGAGCTCGAGCAGTTCGTTGACGGGCCGTTTCGGTACTTCGACATCACCACCAAGGAGACCCGCATCCCCGTAGAGGTCATCCAAGAGGACTTGGAGCGACAGCGCACTGGGATGCTCGGGTCCCTTGGCTTGACCTTCAAGGCCAAGCTGGATCCCCTGACCGCCAAGCACGAGCTGGTCGTGACTCATGGCTCCCTTCTCCAACGCGTAATCGCCCAGACCACCTGATGCACCAGATCATCCTCGAAGGCCCTGACGGCAGCGGGAAGAGCACCCTAGCTCAATCCCTCTGCGACGACATCAACAACAACGTCGGGGGGTGGAAGGCTCGAGTCTTCCGGGAACCGGGGGATAGCATCCAAGGCCTCCGGGAGCTAGTGCTCCACGGCCAGGCGACGGGGGGTACGGGTGAGTCGCAGATCCCTTGTACTCAGGCCAGCGCCGCTCTGTTCATCGCAGGGATGGCACAGACAGCGGTGCAGGTGCAGGAGTGGGCCGGGTTTGTATCAGCTGGAGGTGAGATCCCTGTTGCTCTGCGCGACCGATCAATCTTGACCACGTTGATCTATCAAGGGTTCATGAAAGGAGGCCCTACCATGGTTCGCGCCATCTGGACGGCCTACAGATCCTTGGTAGACGAGTCCTTCGATCAGGTGATCGTGATGACCGGATCTCACGGGCACCAAGGCCCTGAGGACCACTTCACAGACCTAGGGCAGCACCGGCACGTGAGGCACCTCTACATAGCTTTGGAGGGGCTACTAGGCCCTGGCCGCGACAACCTAGATCCGACCGCTCGGGACCCGAGGCTTGAGGCCGAGATGGCGCGGGCCATGTCAAACCCGGATCGACAAGCCTTCAACAACCGCTTCAAGAACTGGTTGTACATCGACAAAGAGTACGACGCTGCCGAAGCCGCAGCCCTCGCCTTCATCCACCTACAGAGACACTACGCATGGAACAAGAGCTAATCGCCAAGGTCGCGGCCGCCTACGCCGATCAACCGGAGCAGCCGTACCACATCTTCGTATCGCCCTCAGGTAACGTAGTCCTCCTCGCCGACCCGGGCAAGGAGCAGCCTGAGGAGGACCGTGTGGGTGTAGCCGAGATCGGCAACTTGAAAGAAGCTGCAACCCCTCGGGAGATCCGAGGCGCGTTCAGTTGGGCACCTGAGGGACTCAACGAGGAGTAGCGTGAACACCTTCACACAAGACATCGTCGACTTCATCTGCAAGATGACGACGAGGGTCGAGGCCGATCAGTCTTGGACGCCGGCCATCGACCAGGCGCTTCTCCGTCGAGAAGAGCGTGAGGGGTATGTCTCCAGAGCCTTCAACCCAAGCAGCCTCTGCAACGGGTGTATGGTCCAAGACGCTTTCAAGCGCCTCCACGATATGTGGGGCGACGCTCAGGGCTTTAGTCCCCAGGCGCTACGCTTGTTCGCAGCTGGGCACGCTGTTCATGACCACTTCCAGTCCGTGATCCTACCTGAGATCACAGGCGACGTCGGGCGCCTCTGGGGCCTGTGGAGGTGTATGAGCTGTCACCAGGTCGTCGAAGGGTTCAGGCCCGAGGAGGTGTGCACCAACACCGTCGCCTACCGTGATGCGGATGGGGTAGTCCACGAGAACAACTGCGATCGGGTCCTAGCCCGGGAGCGTGTCAGATGGCGCTACGAGGAGATCCGCATTCGTCGGCCCGACCCCAAGAATCGCGGTGACGCGTGGATGATCCGCGGCCGTGCTGACGGTATCTGGATCAAGCCCACCGGGCACTGGCGAGTGCTGGAGATGAAGAGCAAGGAGCGGGACCAGTTCGACAGTATGTCGCGCGTCCGGGGCAAAGAGCCCGGAACCTTCGTGCTCAAGCCCCGGCAGGGCCCGCTCCCTCTGGAGAAGGACACCTACCAAGGCAAGCTCTACCCGGCCATCTTGGTCGAGCAGGGGCGTCAAGGAATCTTTCCGCTAGATCCTGACCTCTGTGAGGGCACTTCGTTGCTATATCTTGACAGGGACCGACTTGCCGACCGGGCCTACGAGATCGCCTATGACCCCGACTTCCTGCCCATGGTCGTCGACCCCTACATCGACTCTGTCCATCGCCTCGTAGAGCTTGGACAGCCCCTAGCTGGCCCGAAGGCCTGCTCTAGCCGCAACACCGCCAAGGCCAAGCGATGCCGCAACCGCCTTGACTGCTTCCCCTACAAAAGAACCAAGAAGAAGAAGACCCCCGCCCATGGCTAAGAAAAAGAAGGCCGCCAAGAAGGCCACGAAGAAGAAAGCGGCTGCTGCGCCGACTACCCAACCGCAGCCGGGCTCCGAGAACGCCGCACTGGTGGCCCTCGAAGAGGCTCAAGAGCGCGCCGAGTACGCAACCCAGAACCTCCTACAGGGGCAGCGAGCCCCCTTCGCCGGCACCGGCAAGCTCCCGGCGATCAAGCGTCTGGACCGGTGTGTCGAGCTCCAGCAGGCCCGAGGCGCTCAGACTGCTGAGCTGGCCTGCCACCTGTTCAACCTGCGAGAAGGTGCGTGGATCGAGGTCGCGGCTCCTGTCGGTGATCTGCCGGCCGCCGAGAGCTTCGAGCAGGTCGCGGACATGCGGCTCAACATGAACCCGGCCAAGGCCAACCAGCTAGCAGGCCAGTGGGCCATGCTGCTGTCGCTGAGCCTGAACCCCGCCGTCCTGCGCCACGTGGTCTGGGACCGGCTTGTCGAGCTGAGCCCGGGCGTCCGCGCCGGCGCTATCCACGAGGACAACATCTCCGAGTGGCTGCCCTTCTGCGAGCCCCTGGGTCACCCGCACGCGCTGCGCTCCGCAGACCTCAAGCGCCGGGTGCAGCAGGCGATCCAGGACATGAACGACGAGGAGGACGAGGGGCTCGAGCCCGGCGAGGCCAAGTACCGCGAGCTCAAGCTCCGACTCACCCAGCCGCAGCTGGACCTCTACTACTCCTACCAGGAGCTGCTCAAGCGGGCCGCGTCCGGTACTGACGACTCTGACCGCTGGCCGACCGACGGTGATGTGATGATCGAGGCCCTCGTGGCCGCGTCCTCGCACCTGACCGAAGGCGCTGACGATGCGTGGCGGGCCGTGGGCCTGATGCGCCTCAAAGAAGCGGCTGAGCGTTGCTGCCCGGGCGTCAGCGCTGTCTTCGTCGCGCCCGATGGTGACCCCAACTACATGCAAGAGCATATCGGGCTCCCGTCGGTCCATGCCGTGTACCAGGCCTACAGCCAAGACGAGGACGGCTCCGACACGCTGCGCTACGTGCTGGCCACCAGCCTCGCGGAGGCCGCGGATACGCTCGGCGTTCCCGAGGACACGATCCGCGCGTTCCCTATCGCTGTCTCCGGCCCTCTTCACACCCCTATCCCGCCTGACGACATGATCGGCAAGCGGGAGGCTCCGGTTGCTGCCTCCGCCCCTGATGTGGAGGAAGAAGAGGAGGAGCTCGAGGAGCTCGAGGAGCTCGAAGAAGAAGAGCTCGAGGAGGAGCTAGACGACGAGGAGGACCTCGACGAGGAGGAGGAAGAAGACGAGGACCTCGACGAGGAGGAGCCTGACGAGGAAGAAGACGAGGAGCTCGACGAGGAGGACCTCGACGAAGAAGAGCCCAGCGATGAGGAGCTCGACGATCTTGAGGAGGAGGACGAGGAGGAGCCTGGCGAGGAGGAGGAAGAGGAAGAAGAGGAAGAAGAGGAGCCGTTCGACGAGAACGTGCGCCCTGACTACTCGAAGCTCAACTCCACTCAGCAGCGTGCCCTGCTCAGCCTGCTCGGCCAGACCTGCAAGAAGCACAAGCTGGCCAAGACCGACGAGTTCGGTGCCAAGCGCGAGGAGGCCCAGAAGCGCCACCCCAAGGACCCGCTAGGTGCTTACGTCCACGTCGTGACCTGGTTCTACGACTTGCTCGACGAGGCCGGTGTCATCGTCGACTGGAACGCGATCATCTGAGTCCCCCAGAGGTCGGCGCCCTTCGGGGTGCCGGCCTCGCCCCTTCCTCTCTTTTAGCTATGGATAACCCCAACGCTCCTAAGCCTTTCTGGACCTTCAGCTCCAAGGACATTCGATTCGGCGCCTCCGGTATCCACGTGACCGGCTGGTTCATCTGGTGTCACGTGACGAACATCGCCCCCGAAGGTGATGAGGAGCACATGGGGCTCCGAATGCACTACTTGACCCCGTTCGATCAGCCGATGACCTTCGAGCTGCCGATCTCCATGGTCGATGGGCGTCTCGACACGATGAATGCTCAAGACGTTCTTGGATCCCTGATCAAGATCTTCGGTGACCTGCCCTTCCAGAAGGTCCCCGAAGCTCCGGTCGAGCTCCCCCTGCACAAGATCCCGCCGAGCCGGCGAGAGGCCATTCAGCGGGCCATCCGTAACCGCGGCCGAGGAGCCGGGGGGCGTGAATGACCGTTGTAATGGGATTCGACTGCGGCAGCCTCAAAACAGGGGTGGCCTTGATGCGGATGGATGAGAGCGATGAGTGGGAGATGCTGCATGTCGAGCTCCTTCGGTTGCGCGCCAAGGACACCTTCGCTGCTCGGATCGGGCAGCTAGGGAAGCGGGTGCGGGAGGTGCTCGCCAAGTGGAACCCGGATCACGTGATCATCGAGGACTTGAAGTTCAACAAGCACGCCAGGAACCTATCATCCATGGGCAAGGTCGCCATGGCTATCGGGGCCGTGATGTCGGAGGTCGCCCGAGCGGGTTACGAGCCGGTCCTGATCACAGCTAAGACGGCCCGCAGTCGCGTCAAGGCCAAGGATAAGGACGGGGCGCGGGCTCGAATGAATGAACGGTTTTCCGATGACTTGGCCGATTTGGGCTATCCTGATGGTGTGCCCAAAGCCCACGAGGACATCTCGGATGCGATGGTGCTCTGCTACGCTGCATCTGCGGAGGTCCGTCGACAACAAGCTGCTAGCGAAGACTGAACATGGAGAAGTACGGAGTCGTTTCCTGCCCTGAATGCAACAGCGCAGACTGCACGCCTGCCCCCAGCCGCGAGGCTACGGATGTCGGACAGCTCGAGGAACAGGGAGATCGAGACCTACAGAAGATGGCTGAGGCAGCTAGGCTCGGGACCCATGTCCGAGAGTCCTACTGCTGCGCCTCCTGCGGGCACGGTTTCCAGGCCATTCGGCACTAGCTACCGAAGCACTGGTCAAGACTGTCGGGCGTTTTTGACCGCCCCGACCAAGAAACGCCTTCTACGCATCCTGAAGAAGGCGGACCGGGCCGCGAGCGGGCCTATCATGTGGCTCGCTGAGGAGGCTTACCTAGACGGTACGCTCGACAGCCTCCTCCCACAAGCACGCGTCCCTGGGGCTAGCCGAAAGAAAGGCCCGGTGGTTACCTTCTACGCTCCCCCTAGGTGGTTGCAACAGTTTGTTGACAAAGCCTGGGAGCTTGAGGTCTACTGCAATAGTGCATCTCATCTCCTCGGTCTAGGGATTGAGCGCCAGTTGGCTCGAAAACCCGACGATTACTGGGTTGAGCTCTTCTACCAGGGCGAAGACATCATCGCCCGCATCCTGAGGCACAACGATGTCCTCGACACCTGACCCGTCCTTCTCCGTCATCAAGCCCGGATCTAAGGAGTGGAAAAACGCTCTTGAAGACGCCAAGGCTCTTGAAGACGCCAGCCTCTACGAGGGGGCTAAAGGCGTGGCAGTCGTCCCCGATGTTCTGGAGCTTCAGAGCAGCGGCGGCCGGCGCTACCAGGCTCACATTGGAACACAGGCCTTGGGCGATCAATCCAAGGTGTTCATCCACTTCAAGCAGATCGTGTCTGCGGATCTAGAGGAGCTCAGTGCATACCTCTATGATCTCGTGGCTCGCAAGCTGAATATCCAGGGGACCCAAGCCGAGGCTGGCGTGAGTCCCCTCTTCCGTAACCAGTACGACTTCGTCCTTCTCGGGGTACCACGCCTACGCGAGAAGGAGACTTTGCGCCGCATCGCAAAGGCTCTCCTCGACACGTTCGGCTGTTGACGTGGACTGGTCCTTCGACGAGATCGCCCTACACAAGGCAGCTGATCACCCAGTCCTGTCGAAGGAGGAAGAACGCGAGCTGCTCGTCAAAGCGCTACGCGAGGGGGATGATGCCGCAGCTCAGCGGCTGGTCGAACACAATGTCCGCCTGGTAATCCGACGAGTGCAGCGCTTCGTCGAGGCCAAGGACGCGCGCTATCACGACATGATCTCCGCGGGGTTCGTGGGGCTTATGAAGGCGCTCAGGGATTTCGACCTTGACCGGGTCGTCAAGGGCACGAAGAGCCACGTCAAGTTCAGTACCTACGCCGTCTGGTGGATCGACGCCGAGGTCCGTCGGGAGTACCGCAACCTCTCAGCCAAGCCTATTCGCCACCGGTCCCTGGTCACCGACTACCAGACCAAGGCGTACCGGATGTTGAAGACCAACGGCTACTACCCGGACGAGGAGGAGATCTTCGAGGAGCTCGGCTGGGACCCGGACAAGATCCGGAAGTACAGGCACGCTCGGGATAGTCGGTTGGTGACCCTGGACACCGAGATCACCGAGGCGTGCGGCCGGCTCACCCAGGACACAGCGCAGGGGGTTCAGCTAGGACCGGCCCCGGCGATGCTCGATCGGGTCATCAATCAGGAGAACCGGGACCTCTTGAACTGGGCCCTGGCGCAGCTGAAGCCGGAGGCTGAGGACATCATCCGCCGGCACTACGGGTTCGGGCACGAGAACCCGACCCCCTATGGGGAGCTCGCACGCTTCTACCGGCGGACTCGGGAGCGTGTGAGGCAGATCGAGAACGAGGGGCTTCGAGAGCTGTGGGTGCTGCTCGAGGACATCGATCCCAATCTCTGACACTGGGAGCCAGTGCCACAAAATAGGGCCCCGACGCTGCCGCTGCGTCGAGGCCCTGCCCATGAAAGAAGCCGCCCCGCAGAGGCGCCGACTCATCATCGACAAGAAGTGTAGGTACCCAAAAGCGCCAGAACAAGCGAGGGTTCGGGCATGAGTTTAGTGATCCGGGGAATGTCTACCCCGGCACCATCATCACCCCAACACTGGAGGCCGACCATGTCGCGCACCTTCAACACCCTGTACGGCCTGTTCTGGGCCGTCGTCGCCTTCTTCGGACTGGGCCCCAACACGGGTCTGGTCGTGTCGGCGACCTGCGTGATCAGCATCGTGCTGATGCACGCCGGGGTCCTCAAGGACCTCAACCGCTCCGCGTACGCCATCGTGGCGACCCTGGTCGCGGTCTACACGATCGTGGTCGTCGCCGGCGTGTACGACCTGACGATCCTGCCGCTTCCCACGTGGATGTGGTGGACTACGAGCGCCGTGGTCGGCTCCGCCGCGCTGATGCTCAGCGTCATCGCGATCTACGGGACCTGTGTGGTCCTTCGGCTTGCGGATGCGGACAAAATCTGGGCGGCCATGAAGGCCGCCATCGAGATGGACAAGCCCATCAAGGACTACATCGACGAGGTGACCCGGTGAGGGTGCCACGCCTCGGTGTGGTCCAGCACCCCTCCGTTCAGGAACACGTCACCTCGGTGACGGCGTTCCTGGCCCGGCAGGACCAGCTCGACGTCGAGACCGCCAAGGGTCTCAGCGAGGAGCTGGCCGAGGGCATCGCCACGGCCGAGGCCAACCGGGCCGCGGCCCTTGAGGCCTACGCTGAGCGGCTCTGCCGCCAGCACTGGCCCAGGAGGGCGCAATGACGCGGACTGACAGCAGGGCCGACGATCTCGCGTATCTCAAGCAGATGTTGAAGATGGATCCGGACCACTACCCGGCCCGTGCTCACTTCTGCGACGCGTGTGGATCCCGGCGAGGGCTCGGCTCCTACGAGCTGCTGCACCACATCCTGCTCTCTGGGCAGGTGTGCGGCACCTTCAGGCCCCGCAACTTCTTCGCACCTCCGAAGGAGGACGAGGAGGAGCCGCTCTTCGAGTCTAAGCCGGAGCCACTGACGCTGATCTGCGGCTGTCAGATCATCGATCAGTGGATCGACGACGCCGGCTCCTGGGCCGGCGAGGTCGCCCTGTGCACCTCCTGCCGAGAGGCGCGGGGTAAGCAGGCTGAGGAGCCGAAGCGGAGGATCCACCTATGATGCAGATCTATCAACTAGACCAGCATCTGGTTGTGGCCCTCAATCTGGCCGATGCGGCCCAAGGGCCCTATCAATTCCTGAACCGGGATGTTGCCTTCGAGCTCGACTGGTCCACGCTCAAGTGGATCGGGAGTGTAGATGCCTGGGACGAGTTCGAGCGCGCTGAGACCGTGGTGAACCTGTACCAGTACACGGACCCGTATGGTAAGCAGTTCTGGGCCATTGCGGACAGCGCAACGGAAGCCCTGAAACTCCTCGGCATCACGCGGTTCCCTACGACCGGTGAGCTGGTCAGGCATCGCGACGCCCTCGCGAGCGTCGCACTGCTCCGGGACTAGCGGCCCCTTATCGAGAAGCCCTCGGTGAGCACGGAGAAGGGAGCGGCAGCCCCCTTCTCCTTCTTTTTAGCTCCGCCTATTCCTTTTGGCCCGTTTACGCCGCTGGGAGCGGCGATCGTCCAAGAGAACGATAGCCACCCCCAGCACTAGGGCACCGAGCATCAGCGCCGCTGTTAGGTTCATCTCAGCTCACGGGGTCGGCCCGTAGATCGAGCTCTGGGTAGCCAGCTGGATCGGGGCCACACTGTCGAACTGACCCGTCGCCGACTCACCGATCACCACGGCGTTGGCGTCGACACCCATCTGGTGGGTCTCGATGTAGCAGTCCTCGAGGAAGGCCGCGCCATACGGGCGGTTCCGGGTGTCCTTGAACACCAGGATCATGCCGAAGGGCACGTTGAAGAGCTCACTGGCTAGGTTGATGAAGAAGTCCCGGTTCTGGGCCTCGCCGATCGTACCACCGTAGCCCGGCTTCAGTTGAAGCTGCCCGCTCTGGAAGAGATCCGCGTAGTCCGTGGGGATCGAGATCGGATCGCCCTGACTGTCCGGGTCGACGTTCAGGTCCGTACCCACCGTACCCAGCTGCGAGTCGTTCAGCGGCGCCAGCGCGTAGAGCAAGCGCAGGAGGCTGGGACCGTAGAACAGGATCCGGCCGATGGTGAAGTTCGAGAACAGGCGGCCGGGCACGAAGTACGCGCGCTTGGAGCCGATCTCGAACAGGCGGCTCAGCTGGCGCTGCTGCGTGATGCCGATGTTCTGGATCAGACCCAAGGGGATGACCGAGTTCGTGGTGGAGAGGTTGCCGGAAGCATCACCCGAGAGCATCGACAGCCGGGACGGGCCGGCGAGCACGAGGGTGCTCTCCGAGCTGACGTACTCGCCGTTAGTGATCTCGGTTTGAACGTGCTCGGAGGCCCAGCTCCAGTTGACGTAGCTACTCATGTTTCAGGTCCGTCGGGACTAGATGTAGATGGTGATCGTGCCGCGGGCACCGGAGAACCAGACGTCGATCTTGTACTCCATGATGAAGCTGTCGGCCGCGGTCTCGTCTTCGGTGATCGAGAGGAGCAGGGCGTCCTTCAGTTCGTCGGGAACCACGCTGTTGACCACGCCGGAGGCGATGGTGCTGACCAGCGTGTAGAAGCCCTCATCCAGGATGTAGGGACCGAGGATAGGCTTCAAAGCGCCGCGGAGCTTCCGGGCGAAGTTGTCAGCCTGGCTCGTCACCGACTCTTCGGCGAAGGTCAGGGTCGTAACGTCCGTGGTCAGGGCGCGGATCGCCTGGACCGAACCGCCTTCACCAGCCGGCTGCTCGATGTAGAAGCCGCCGCCATCGATGATCTGGTCTTGCAGAGTCACCGAGTCGCTGAAGGGGTCGATCACGAGCTGGATACCCGAGCCGGCAACCTTGGTCAGCGGCTGGGCCGGCCCGCGAGCCTGACGCAGCGCTGCCATGATGGCTCCGACGTACTCACCACCGACCTCGTAATCCTCGACATCGCCGAGGCCCGAGTCGTAGATCCCCGTCGTGTCGGTGAAGGTCACCTGATAGCGGCTGGGGAAGATGTTGCGGACGCGGCGCTCGCTGAGGGCCGTGAGGTAGGTCGTGACCGACGTGGCCAGCTCCGTCTGAGACAGACTCTTCGACTTGATGTCGTAGGTCAGAACCGTCAGATCCGTGGTCGAGAGCGGGACGTTGCCGTCCGCCACCATCGTCAGGACCGGTTGGGCCGGCGTCGTGTTGTCGATGTCCGTGATCCGGCCGGAGACCGAGACCTCGGAAGTGCCGTTGAAGGTCGTCATGGTGACCTCGTCACCGATGATGACCCCAAGGGCCACGACGTCCTTGTAGACCGTCAGGGTCTGAACACCGAGCGCCGATCGGCTGACCGTGGCGTTGGACGTGTCCACCGAGGAGTCATAGGACGTGCGGTCGACTTGGGTCTTGAACCACTTGGACTGCCAGAGGATCCGCTCACGCTTGTTGTCGGGCAGGCTCTGCGTGGTCACGTGGCTCTGGAAGAGCGTCAGGTACGTGTCGTTCTGGGTCAGCGGCACGAGGCTGTAGACCGTGTCGGTCTTGGCGACCTCGAGAGCCGTCTGCCACGCAGCCGAGGTGTCCGCGGTCACCTGGATCGCGTACATGGTCGCATCGGTGTTCTGGGCAGCGATGGCGCCAGCCAGACCCAGCGGGTTACCCGGGACCGCGTCGCCCAGAACGTCCGTGACGGTCGAGGAGTTGAAGCTGAGCAGCGAAGCGCTGTTCGTGTTCAGGATCTCCGCGTAGGTGACATAGACATCGCCCTCGAGAGAGGCCCCGCTCAGGGTCTTCTCGATGGTGTAGTTGATGGCGCTGTCGGAGTCGCCAGCAGTCACCAGCACGGGGTTGGTACCTAGCTCGTCGGGGCTGGCCGCAATGCTGGGAGCCGTCTGGAAGTAGATAGCGCCGCGGATCGAGCGAGTCCCCGGAATCACGTTCGGGGTCGTCGAGAGCGCGGTGATCTCGAGCGTGTCCGCGTCGACCACTCGCTTGACTTGGAAGTCAGAGCGAGCCGAGGTGCGGACGCTGTAGCCGAACTCAGCGATCGTATCGGTCGTCCCGAGAGTAGTACCGGCGTTGGGGTGATCCACGACCACGAGGGTGTCGTAGGTCAGCGGGCTCACGGTGTCACCCACCTGCACCACGATGAACATCAGGGTGCCAGAGTCGCTGAAGACCAGATCGCCAGCGGTCACGCCATCGGCGTTGAAGTCCTCACCGGTCGCCTCAAGCAGGCGGGTCGTAGCACCGTAGGCGTCGGCGTTCTCGGCCGAGATGGTCGCGCCCAGGTACTCCTGCTCGACCTCGGCTCCGAGGATCACATAGTCGACGTTGGAGGCAAAGACCGCCGAGCCGAGGATGTCACCGAACTGCTGGACCGCCAGAGTGGCGTCCGTATCCGGGCTCTCGCTGGCCGGGCTACCCGCGTCACCAAAGCCGATGACCTGGAAGACCGGGCGGTAGATCCCATCCTCGTCCTTGATAGCGATGTGATCGCCGAGCTGAACAGTAGTCGGGCTGCCGTTGAAGGTCGTGACCGAGGAGTCGGTGAAGGTCCGATAGCCGTCAGCGTTCTCAGCGGTGAAAGCACCCGTGGTGCTGGCGCTGGCCGTGCGATAGACGTAGTCGAACAACTGGAACTTCACACCGAAGTCCGCGTCTTCAGTATCCACCAGGTGGTTGGAGCCGTAGTCGGTGGCGATGGCCACAGTCTCAGGGCCCGCCACAGCGTGGCTCAGGTAGAAAGCCGGCATCAGGTCGCCGTCTGCGTTGGCCGTGAAGAAGACACCACCGGTGTAAGTGGTGTTGTCCCAGGCCGTAAGCGCGTCAGCGGTCGGCAGCGTCACGACGCGCTCGGTCGCGCTCGCGGTGTCGCCGGCGTTGTTCGCAGTCGTGGTATCCGCGCCCACCGCCTCGAAGGTGATGCCTGAGCCCTGGCTGACGATGTTCCAGTGATCTAGGCGGACCAGATCGCCCACAGCCACACCCGAGGAGGTGAAGCCGCCCGCAGCGGTGAACCCCGTCGAGGTGTTGTAGAGGGTGCGAACGTCGTTGGTGTCCTCCGCGCTGACGAAGATCTTGGCCGCTTCGGCCGCCCCCGCCGTGCCGGGACCCTTGTCCATGCGGCGCACCTCGAGCTCGGTGTCGCTCACAAGGCCTAGAGAGTTGACCTCGTAGGTGGCGATCCCATCGACCTTGATGACGTCCCCAGCTGCCACCTGGTCATCGATGAAGTCCGCGTTGGCGTCGGTAAAGGCACTAGCCGCCGGGGCGCTGGTGTCCACAGCGAAGGCTCCGGTCGTGCCAGATGCGACCTCGAACACCGCGTCGACACCCGAGGCGATGTCCATCGCCGGGGCGGTCGCCATGTTCTTGAAGGTCACGTCGTCCGTGATGGCCGCCCACCCGTAGGTGTCGTGGTAGACCTCGACGACAGGCCGCAGGTACGTATCGGTCTGGTCCGTGTCCTCAACGGCACCGCCAAGCCAACCGGGGAAGTCAACATCAGAGACCGAGGCGCCGCCGTTCCAGGCGCTAATGTCGGTCAGCTGCCGATAGCGAAGGTCGCGGTTGAGCCCGACTAGCACCACGGGCAGCGAGGACGCGGGCACCAGCGGCGCCGCCGTCACGAACTTCTGCTCGATCTTGAGATCGGGACGGAGATTTTCGAGGGCCATGGTCTTAGATCAGGGCGACGGGGATAGGTTGAACCAGCGATCCAACAGACTGGGGCTGTCGAAGATCGGCGCGGGCTTGGCGGTCACTGTCGCTGGCGATCCGTAGTACTGCGGGAACTGACTGCCCGAGGGGCGGTTCAGTCCGGCAAGGATCTGGGCAACCGTGGCTGCGTTGGATTTGACCCAGGTGATGGACTGGTGCACTTCCAGTGTAATGGGCACCAGGTACAGATCGTGCTGGGAGTCGGTGTTGGCGGGGGCTACGTCGCCGACAAGCGGGCTCTCGATCTTGCTGATCATCGAACCTTGCTTGAGCTCGTACTCGTAGAAGCGGATGAACCCGGCTGTGTGCCAGGCCAACGACTCCGCCTCCTGGCTGCGACGTGCGTAGCAGTTGATGGCGATGGACATGGTGGTCATGTCCTGAAATACCTTCTTGGTCGAACCACCAAGACCGAGGTGCTTGACCGCGGTCTCGCCGTCGGGGGCGTGGAGTAGGCTGGGCGCTGCCCCGCCAAACCCCTGCCCGTCGACAGCTAGATCGTTGAACCGGAAGGCTCCTCGACCCACGAGGATCGTGGGCCTCATGTCCGTGCGGCTGAGCTCGTCGCTGAACGTGTCGGCGATAACCAGCTTGCTGGACGTGTCGATCGCCCCATCTCCGTCGGTGACGAAGAGGAACGGGTTGGTCGTCTGACCGGGAAACTCGGTGAAGATGGCTTGCGCGAAGACGTTCCGAAGTACCTCGATGATCACCCGCCTGGGGTAGATCATCGGGTTGAAGACCTGGGTATCCAGGTCCCCGAAGTCGGGAGCGCCTAGCGAAGTCACCGGTCACCTAGTCTCAGGCGTAGGGATCCTTCGAGCCCTTGGCGACGCCGGCACCGACGATGCCGCCACCGACGGCAGCGCCAGCCAGGGCTTTGCCCTTGTTCTTGCCGACCCAGTCGCTCGCACGCTCCCGCATGGTCTTCGACTTCTTGCCGAGACCGGTGACGTGCTTCGAGTACCAGCTCGTCTTCGCCACCTTGGTCACAGCCTCGCTGATCTCCTCAGCGCGAGCCGCCAGGGCCTCTTGGACGCCCTCGCGGAACTCAGGCGCGTGGAAGACCTGAGCCATGGACATACTGGCCAGAGCCGTCTTAGGCTCCTCCACGTCCTCGAGCTCCTCTTGGGCCTCGGCTTCCTTGGTCTCCTCCTCAGGCTCGACGTGGGCGCCGAGACCATCGCTCAGGGACAGGAAGGGGTCATGATCAGCCACCGTCACAGCGTCGTCCTCGTGCATGATCGTGGCGATCTTCTGCATGAGGTCGAGCTCCAGGCTCTGGGTCGTCTCGTTCGTGTTCATTGGGAAGTCTGTTTCCGGTTCTTGCGTCGCCGTGATTCCGCGGCTAGCAGGCCCAACGCCAAGCCCGCGCCAACCGCTGCTCCGATACCCCCGCCCTTGCGCTCCATAGAGCGAAAGTGCTTGGGAGCTTGTGCTTTTACCTTGAGGCGCGCGCCTCGGATCTGCTGCTTGGCCAGCTGCATCTGCTTACGCGAGAACAGCTGGTTGATCGCCCCCTGCTGGGTGGCACCCGCGCCGGGGACCTTACGGGCTGCCAGCCGGCCAGCCAGGTAAGTACCCGCGCCGGCGCCCGTGGCGGCCAGGCCGAGAGTCTTACCCACAGGGCCCAGCGACGGGCCCGACTCCTTAGGTCGCTTCGTTGCCGCTCGGCCGCCCATACGGGCCGCGTGCATGCCTGTGGCTGATAGAGACGCGCCGGCAGCGGCGCCTAGGCCCGCGCCTAGCAGGGCCTTGGTCGGGGAGCCTGTGCGCTTGATCATGCCCCCGGCACCTAGCACCGCTCCAGCTATCGTGGCTTGATCGAAGATCCGCTTATCTCTAGCCGTCATCTTCTTGCGACGCTGGGCCGCCGAGCCCATACTCCCGCCGATCAAGGCACCCACAGGCGCGCCCAACATGGCGCCCGTAGCCCGAGCCTGTTGTGTTTTAGGCTTGTACGGGTTTTTCTTGCTCAGCGTCGCCGCGGTCGAGGCCAAGGCCCCGATGGACCCGCCAATCGCGGCACCTCGAGTAGCCGCCCGAAGTGTTGGTTGCTCCTCATCCAGGAACCCCTGGCGTCGGCCGAAGGAGAGCTCCGTCCCCGCGTCCTTCTCCATAGGCTCGACCAGACCCCGCCCCTCCTGGCAGAGTGCCTGGCGCATGCCCTCAAGCAGCCGGTGTTCGGATGGACCCATGTTCAGCTATAGCTTACGGTTAGGAGCGTCGGCTACCAGCATCAGACAACGTTGGAAGTGATGGTCGGATCCACCGCAGGGCTCTGGATGTTGTCGGTCAGGATCAACCTATGCTCCACGGGACCCACCCGGTGGAAGAGCGGCTCAAGCGTCGAAGGGTCGGGATGGTCGACCTGATGCTCTACGTCGGAGGGGTTCAGGGCCACCAGAGCCGCGGTCTGGTTGATCAGGGCCCGGCCATACTCGGCCGTGGAGATACCCCCTACACGGTACCGCCGGCCCTTGTTGAGCTCGATGATCAGGTCCCGGGGCCGCAGGATCGGGTAGTTGGCGATCAGGATGGCCGTGTTCCGGGATTGGCGCAGTGTGTCCGAGGGGTCGGATTGCTTGGCAGCCGGCTGGAGCTGGCCTAGGGTCAGGATCGCCGAGTGGTAGCCGCCCGTGTAGCCGGTGTTGAAGCATTCGGTGCAGCTCGAGCTCGTCGTCATCCCCATGACCGGATCCCAGCAGCTCGTACAGCGGGAGCTCGTATCGAAGACCCGCTGCATGATCAGGATGGGCACACCGCCGAGCCGGAGGAGGGTTTCGGTGTTGCGAATGAACCCCCGAGCCGGGCCCGGTAGTTCGTTCTCCATCCAGTAGGTGCCAATGACCTTCGGATCATTGACACCGTCGTCCAGTGTCAGCCTGTAGTAGACCCGCCGCCACTGGTCGTGGAGGTTGACCGAGGTGTCCTTGTAGAACCCTTGGGAAGCCGTCACAGCCGCGTCCAAGACCTCGAAGCCCTCGTGCTCCACATAGGAGCGCTCGACCTTGACCGTGGCTCCGCTGGTAGGCGCGCCCCCTACCGGCACGTAAGTCCAGCCGACCACCTGTGCATCGGAGGTCTGCTGGAAGACGTGGACTTCGACGAGTCTCGCCGGCGTCTCAGCCATCAGCTCCCCCGAACGTTCTTGTACTCGACGGGGATCCGGGCGACCTCACCCGTCTCCTTCTTGGCCTGCTCCGCGACCGCGTGCGCCCGCTCACCGACCGTCGGGCCTTTGACCCCTTGCAGCTTGCGCCGCTTGTATTCCTGAATCTTCTTTGTTGCGCGCTTAGCGGCGATGCCCGAGCCCGTGGTGGTACCCGCCACAAGACCCAGGGCCTTGGCGGCGTGGTAAGCCCCTTTGAGCTTTGTCCGACCCGTCTTCGGCCCCTTGGCCCTCAGCAAGACCTCAGCCTTCTGGGCCATGGGCTTAGCAGCTCTTACACCGCCGGCAGCGCCCACGGCCTGACCGGCGCGCAGAGCGAGGGTCTGTTCACCCTGCTCTGCTCGTCGGAGTGCCCGGTCTTGCTCGCGTGTCAGCTTGGCCAGCTTCTCGACCAGGCCCTGGATGAGGGCCTCGCGCATTCGCTAGCTCTCTTGCTTCTTACCGCCCTTGACGGCGTCGTAGCCTTTGCCGACCAGGTAGCCAGCGGCGAGACCGGCGCCGACGCCGCGAGCACCCGCCCGCATGCGACCAACGGCCTTCATCCGCTTACGCGGCACTGTCTTGAGCTGGGGAGCACGGCCTTCGTAACCCGCCTTCAGGGTCTCAGCCCCGCGGCGAATCTTGGCGCTGCCGCGGCTGAGTCGAGAGCCCAGGGTCTGGGTCTGCTTGAGATTACCAGAGCGGCTGGCCATGTACGTACCGACACCCGCACCGCCAGCCGCTAGGGTCTTGACCGCGGCGCGCTGCTCGTCCTTCTGCTTCTTCGGAGCGGGAGCGGCTTCCATGGCCTCGGCGTGCTTGGCCAGGCTCTCACAGATGGCCCCGTACAGGGCGTCGTAGATGTTGTCGTTCATTGGGCTATTCCGGGAGGGGTCGTTTGGTCACCGCGACATGGCCCGGATCGGCCAAGACGCTGGCTACAGGATAAGGGAGTGCGAAGCGTGCGGGGTTCGGAACCTTGGACTCGAGCCCCGCGCGCTCGAGAGCCTGCTCGTCAGCCTTCAGCTGGCCGGCCGCCTGGCCTACCGCTGCGCCGCTCGAGCCGAGAAGGACAGCACCAAGACCAGCGCCGGCCATGGGATCACCGTCCATGAGCATGGCGAGGCCTGCGCCGATCAAGGCGCCGGCAGCCGTTGCCGGGATACCGACACTAGCCGCGCCGGACAGCCCGTGACTCAACCGGTCGTCGACGTGCTCCCGACTAGCCAAGAGTCTCTTGGGGCCTGAGCCGGCCGAGACGGCCTTGGAGGCAGCCAGCTGATCCTGAAGGATCTCCTGGATGCCTGCTTGCTTGAGGAACCCCTCGAGGAAGGCGTCGAAGTGCTTCATCAGAGAACCACCGTGATAGCGTCTACGTCCAGGCCTTCGTACATCTCAGTCAGGGAAGCGCGGTAGCCGCCGTCCCCGTAGAAGCCACTGACATTGAGGCCGACCTTAGCGGCCTGTGCCTGCTGCTGATACTTGGCCTCCATCTGATTGCGGAGCTCAGTGAGCCCACGCCAGACGGCGTTGCGTTGGAGCGTAACGTTGCCCGCCTGATAGGGGACATCGTTACGCGCCAGCTTGATGATCACGCTCTGAAGGACGTGTAGAAGAGAGGCTGTCAGGAGCAGGGGCCGGAAGGGCCAGAACTTCTCGACCGCTACCACGTCGATGGGCGACAGCTGGTAGCGCAGGAGCGGGGGCATGGAGTTCCAGTCGTCGAAGGCCAGCACGATGTAGCGCGCCAGCTTCTCATCGGAGTTCTCCTCGCCTACAAAGACCTCGTTAGTCTCCGGGTAGTCCGCAAGCATCGACCGGAGCTGCCGAATCAGGGAGTTCGGCACGAGTACTCGGCGGCCCGAGTTGACTCCGACATCCTGCTTCGGCGCCCCTGGGAGCTTTGTGGGATCTTCCGGCACCTAGGGCCTCCTACAGATCGTTGAGGGGGTCGAGGATGCCTTCTAGGTCTTCCTCTTCCTCGTCGTCTTCATCCTCGTCAGCAGCCTCTTCTTCGGGTTCCTCGAGGCCTTCGAGCTCTTCCTCCTCCTCAGCCTCGGGAGTCGGCTCGGGCTCGACGGGCTCAGGCTCCGTCTCGGAGAAGATGTCGACACCCTCGAGAGCCAGAAGGCGCTCGATGATGGCATCGCGGCCTCCGCCGGCCGAGACGTCGTGACGCTTGGCTTTGGCTCGGAGATCGTTGTAGCCCATCTCACGCAACGCCTCAGCGCGCTCGTCGACCAGGTCGGGCTCGACCACGGGGGCGGGCTCAGGCTCCGCCACAGGAGCAGGGGCGGGATCAGGGACACGCGCGGGCTTAGGCCGCGGCTTAGGTACCGGCTTCGGAGTAGGGGCGACGCCGTGCTCGACGCCGGCCGCCCATCCGCGGAAGCCGGGGATTCTCTGGACTTGCGCGTCACGGATCTCGGAGCCTTGGTGCTCGACGAGACCGGTGCGGGCATCCTGAATGACCATCTGATGGCCGTGGCGACGGAGGACCGCCCCAGTCAGGAGGGATTGTTGAACGGCCTTCGTACGGCCCATGGGGAGGGCCAGCGCGCGCATCGTGCCGCGGCCGAACCAGGTGACTTTCTTGACGACCATGATGAATCGGATGGGAGGTGAAAGGGGCCCCGGGAGAGTTTCCTCTACCGGAGCCCCCGTTGGATCAGCCGGGGTTACCGGCTAGGCGATCAGTCCTAGGCGGGGACCGGGTCCGAGACGTCGTTGACGAGACGGAAGGTGCTGGCCACGTCGACGTCGGTGCCGCCCTCGGTTTGCCAGATCGTCGGCAGGGTGATCTCGGCACCAGACAGCAGCACGAGGCCGATGCCCTTGATGTTACCGAAGCCCATGCCGGCGTCTTCCCAGGCCTCCATGTTCAGGAAGCGGCCTTCCTTGTTGACGTAGAACTGGGTCCCGTCAAGAAGGAGGAAGCGGCCCATGAACTCGGGGCTCGGGAAGGTGAAGATCTGACCCGGCTGGAGGATGTCCGGGTTGTCGCGGACGGTGGTCACGAAGGTGTAGCCGCCCACGGTCGAGTACTTGTACCCGTCACGGACGATCTCCGAGGTGACCTCCAGACCGGCCTCGCTGTCGAGCCAGCCCACGGTCGCGTTCCAGTCGAACTCGTGCAGCAGGAAGCAGCGAGCCTTCATCTCACGCGCCGACTGGATGCGGATGGCATCACGCAGGACAGCTCGGCCGAACTCGGTCTCCTCGGAGAGCACGATGTTCGAGAACTGACCGTTGGCCGGGTTGTAGGTAGCGTCCGAGGTCGAGGTCAGACCCCAAGCGTGGTTGCTCGGAGACTCGACGGCCGGGCTGACGTCCGACAGACCACCGCCGCCGACGGTGTCGGCGATGTTGCGGGTGAACAGGTAGGACGCGAAGGCGTACTTCGTGTAGAAGTTCTTGCCGTCGGTCGACGCGCCGTCGTCACCGGTGTGGGTGACGATGCTGCGGTCGACGAGCTCGTTCATGCGGCGGCGGGTGCCCAGCATGAGGGCAACGCGCACGTGACGCATGAAGGAACGGTCCTGGATCTCGTGGATGTCCTTGACCGTGTTCTGCTCGATGACGCGGATGATGGGCATCCGGTAGGAGCGAAGCTCCTGGATCGACTTCTGGAACCGGTCCGAGGACACGGTGCTGATGTCGATCGAGTAGCGCTTGCCCTCGATGTAGGTCTTGCTGGGCTCGCCGCGCCAGTTGACCTGCATGGCCAGGGAGTCCGGCTCGATGTCGTCGATGTACGACAGGCCTTCGTCGGACGTGTTCCGAGTCAGTTCCTTCTCGGTGACGGTCTCCGGCGGGAGGATCTTGCGGGCGAACGAGGCTTCACGGAGCTTGTCCTGAATGTACAGGCCGGTGGCAGCCGCCACCTTGTCCATGGCCTCACCGCCTCGACTCAGAGCCTCCCCGAAGAGCGCGTTGAACTCGGCTGCGTTGACAGTTTCCATGTTCAGTGCACCTCTATGAGGTTTGGTGTTGAGTGAAGTAGGTGAGAAAGGGGAAGGGGGGATCCCCAGGCCCCGAAGGGCCTAGGGAACAGGAGGTGATCAGGCGCCGTTGGCGGGGACCGAACGGAAGAGGAAGAAGGCGTAGCCCTCCTCGACGCGAGTCACGACACCGTGGTTCATGGTGGCCGCGGCGGTGAGGCCCTTGAACTTCTTGCTCGTACCGTCGACCTGGACCATCTGGCCCACGGTCGGCAGGGCACCGCCATGCCACGCGGAAGCGGGCATGCCGACCTCGAAGCCGCCGGAACCGACGATGCAGGACAGGCCGCCGCCGGCGATCGAACGCGTGGGCGCGGTCGAGTCGGTCGGATCGGTCTGGGAGTGGTCGACGTCGGAGCGACCGGAGTCGACCCAGTTGATGTAGACCGCCTGGAAGGTGTCACCACCGGTCGGCTCGATGGCCTTGTAGGTGGTGGTGTCCCGCGCGACGGCGTCGCCGTCGGTGAAGGCGGTAGAGCCATCCCACGGGATGGTCATCAGGTTGATCGAGGACATCTTGGCGTTGACCGCGACCGTGGATTGAGTTTTACGTGCCATGATTCGTAGTTGAGATCAGGGGTTTAGAACGATGTTGCGGAGGTTCGTCATCAGGCGTCCGGCAGGAGTGCTAGTGTCACCAGCGATCTCCGGGTTCTCGCCGGCCAGCTTGCCGAGCTCCGAAGAGACGACAAAGCCGGCAGCAGCCGCCTGTTTGATGACTTGAAGCTGGGCGGGGTCCTGCATGTACTCCGCTAGCTTGGTGGTGACATCATCGGGGTCGATTAGACCGGCACCGACGAGGTCGAGCACGCCGCGCATTACGTCGTTCTCTGCCTCGAGTTCGGCCGTCTTGGACAGGGCCGCATCACGCTCAGCCGCCTGTTTGATCAGGACGTCGCGCGCGTTACGGAGCAGATCCTTGAGGTCCCTCTCGGAAGTCACGGGTCAGTTTCGGTTGTTGGACAGGATGTCGAGAGCAGCGAGCACCTTGGCAACCGCCAGGCGACTCGCTCGCTTCTCGATCTGGGGAGTGGACTCGCCGAGGGCCTCATCGATGTCCTCCAGAAGGTCGCCGTCAACGGCGGCCTCCTTCACGTGCTCCTCGTCAACCCGGTCAGCGACCGCGGCTTCGATGAACAGCTCAGACAGCGAGGCTTTCAGCATCGATCTACTCCTCCTCAGCCTCTTCGGCGCCCAGGCCGTCGAGCAGGGCGCAGGCGAGGTACTCACCGACCTGGTAGGCCTCCTCGGCGGAGGCGATCTTGTCCAGGTCTTCCTGGGTGATCCCACGCTCAGCCAGCAGATAGCCAGCAGCGTCGGCCAGGGTGGCGATGTGGGCCGCGGCCTCCTTATCGAGGTCAGCCTCTTCGGCCTCCTCCTCTTCCGGAGCTTCTTCGGCGTCCTCGACGTCCTCGGCGGAAGCCTCCTTGGCCAGATGATCCTCAACCATCTGAACCGCGAGGGTCAGCATCGAAGACTCCGTGGTCTCGGGGATCTCGCCAGCCGCCTCGGCCTGCTTGACGAGGTCGATGGCCTCACCGAGCAGCTGAAGGCGCACTTCGTCGCCCTCATAGGCCTCGGACACGGCCGCCAGCTTGGTCTGATACTCCTGATCGAGCATCTCTTGGCGAATGTCTTGAAGGGTTTTCACGTGGATATCTCCGTGGTCTGCGCTCTAGCCGAGCGGGGTCGCGGGGTTGACCACGCCCTGGGCGCCCGGGGTCGGGTCCTTCTCGGCACGGACCGAGGTGTCGTCGCCCGGCTTGGCCGAAGTCTTACCCTTGGCAGCGGCGATCTGCTCGGCGATCTGCTCAGCAGCAGAGCGCGGGGCGTTGCCGGCGCCGCCAGCGGGGACCGCTTCGGCCAGCTTCTGAAGAATGGTGTCGGCAGCGGCGTCGCCGAAGAGCTGGCCGCCGGCGCGAAGCTCAGCAGCGAGCTTCTCCACCTCGTCGGTGGGGGTGTTGGCTTCGGAGCCCTGATCCGCGGCAACCTTGTCGAGATCGGTGCCCTCGGCCTGGCCCTTGACCGCCTGGAAGATCTGGTCGAGATCGAGATCCATGAGTTCGTTGGGGTTGATGACTAGAGGAGTTTGACCGAGCCGACCGCGAAGGGCAGCCACGGCGGGAGAGGCCCTCGAGTCCCGGTGACTGCGGAAACCAGCGCATCGGGGTCAAGGGCGAAACGGACAGCCGGATCCGACTCGATAGCCTCGGCCCACTTCTCGTGGTCCATGGACTGGATGAGTCCTGCGTACTTGTCGAACACCGGTGAACGGGGGATGTTGGGAGAGAGCGAGCTTGCCACCTTGCTCAGCTCTCGGCGGGCCGCGCGCTTCGTGATGAAGGGCTCGAACAGCGATCGAGAGGCTAGATAAGGATCAAAGCTCGACAGCAGTTTGCGGTCTACCGACGCAAACTCAAGCTGTTCCGGGAGTTGTGAAGGATCCCCTGCGATTTTCTGGACCTCCCGGGGGCGCAGGAGAATGCCCATCAGGGCGCTGGCAGCCAGGCTCTGAGCCACTCCGTGGCGTTTCATGGCCATTAGCTGAGCATCCGGCAGGTCCGGGGTCTCGCAGTAGTCTCTAGAGACTGCGGAGCTCAAAAAGCTCAGGAGCTTCGGGTCGATCGGAGCCTTTCCCATGGACTCCGATGACTGGGCAGGGGGGCGCTTCTCGATCGTAGCTATCTTGAAAGTAGGCCGCAGCGGCGGAACAGGGAGGGATAGCCCAGCCACCTTGGCGAGGGTCCAAGCGCTCCGATCGGCCGGGACACCTACCTCACTGATGTCGAAGAACCTCGGGAAGTAGTTGTAGCTGAAGACCTTACGGCCGTCCGGATAGACGACATTCAGCTCTTTGGCCATGTGCGAGCAGTAGTGAGCTCGCGTTCGGGCCACGTTAGCGCAGATGGAGCAGACGTCGAACGGCAGCTTGGCCCCCATGGACCAGGCCACAGGCGCTCCACGGTCGATCCGGTCGATGATGTCCGGGGCTCTCTCCGTGTAGACGAACACGATGAGCTCGATCCGGTGCATCCGCTCGTTGTAAGCCGCCGCAACCACATCGCCGCAGGCTTTGAGGGGGTCCTTGTTGGCGTGGCCTCGGTAGACGTGGGCGTACTCGACGAAGGTCTTGCAGCCGTATCGAGCCGTTGGGGGCTGGCTGAAGTTGGGGCAGGCCTTACGGACCGGACCGTCGAGTAGGCGCTTGACGTCCTCCGGCGGGAGCATGGAGCGTAGGCTCCACTCCGGGAAGGCGTCACCGTTGCGGTTGGCGCCCCAGTACTCATACGCCCCGATGGCGTGGAGCAGGATGTAGCGACCCTCCGGCCGGGGGCGGAGCTTCTCGATGACCGTGGTCAGCTCCGGCGGGGTGTAGAGCGATCCCGCCGTCTTCTCCATCTGGGCGCTGTGGATCGCCACATAGTCAGGGCCCCAGCCCGGCGCGTCGTAGCCGCCGGCCGCTAGATGCTTCTCGAGAGCGTATTCCATCAGATGCGCTGGTTGATGACGGTCAAGAAGCCCTCAAGCATCGCTGCGTACTTGTTGTGGGCGTGCTCAGGGTAGGAATCAGGGCCTCGATCGCGATCTTGCTGCGGGGTCGTCTCCTTACGACGCGTCGTCCCCATCCGCCGGGCGTCTTTGCTCGGCTGGATGAAGGACGCGCGCGTTTGGTCCCCGTGGCTAATCGCTCCGTTGCGCATAGTTCAGGGCTTTAGCTTGGCCATAGCGTCCTGGACCTTCTGGTCCCCGAGCAGCTCCTCACGCCTCTGGAGCGCCGACATCGCGCGGTTCGCGCGCTCAACCTTAGCCGTGTGCGGGTTCCGGTCCAGGATCTCAGCGGACTCGCTATGCGTCTTGATGCCGCTGGTGATACCAGCACCTAGGTCAGCAACCTGACGAGGAATGGTACCTCGGTGCTCACTCATGCGACCCTGGAGGCCGAGAAGCTCATTGATCCGGGTAGGCGTCATAGCCGCCGGCCCAAGTCGGTGCATCTCGACCATGATGTTGCCGGCGACCAGGGGATCAGCGGCGACATCGGGAGCGAATCGCTTCACAGTGTCGAAGTAGCGGTGGAAGTCAACATCCTCACGGAGCATCGGATGCTCCCGCTGAATCTGATGCCGGCTCTGCTCGATTCGCTTCTTGCGGCCGAGGTGCTGGGTCAAGGAGGCTAGGGCGGGTACGGCGCTGAGGCCCGCCGCAATAGCGGGTAGGCCGTAGACCAGGGCCTTCCTGTAGCCGACAGCGCCCTCTTTCTCCAGATGCTCGAGCATACCCATCAAGGCCTCGTAGTCATCCGGATCGGAGACCTGACTAGCGGCCTCCTTCAGCATCTCAACCACCGTAGCCCCCTCGCCCGCAGCAGCGGCCTTCAGGAGCTTGGCCGAGAACTCACCGACCTCGCGCTTCTCGTCTGCATCGAGGGGACCCCCGTAGACGCCGGCGAACTTCGTCAGAATGTCGTTCATTTGGAGCGGTAGGCAGCAGGGGTACCGGGACCGACAAAGGCCCCAGGGATGTGATCAGAGAGGGCGCGCTTCATCACGGCCTTGATCGAGGCTTTACCGGTATGGTCAACAGCAGTGCCGACCAGACCCTTCTCCACCGTAGAGATGTTCGAGTCCTTCCTGGCGAGCTTCTCGATGTGCTCCCCAAGCTCCTCCCCGGTAAAGGCAGCCAGTTTCTCAGCTTCCTTGGCGAACAGGGTGTCCACGTCCTGGTTGTCGATGATCATGCGCTGAGAGACCCGGACAGCTCTGTTGAAGTTGTCGATCTCCCGGGTACGGTCAGCCAGGCGATCCAGGAACGAGACATTGTCCCGGAGGGTGCTGAGCTCGCCGGCCAGGGCGTGGCGGCCGTTAGTGACCTTCAGGGTGCCCGCGTGGGGCAGCGGGCCTCCGGGCCGGTCCTTGCGGTCAGCCATCAGCTCGGTCGCCGAGGCCAGCTCGCCCGTGAAGGGGTGACCGAGCTTCTGGAGCTCTTCTTGGACCCGGCCGAAGATCTTGTCCCAGCCTCGGTCGAAGCCCGGCTCGACGGCCTGCGCGTACTTGCGCATGTCCTCGAGGGCGCCGCCGCGGCGGATGTACTCCCCGGCCTGGGTCACCAGACGCTCGAATCCGCTGGCGCATTTCTCCATCTGACGCATGCGGTCCATCTGGACAACCCGCATCTGGGTAGCGGCCAGATCAGCCACCTTGTCCAGGGCGTGCATCGTCGAGCGGAAGCGGGCAATCTTGGCGTCCTCGGACTCACGCGGAAGAGCCTCGACACGCTCATCAAACCGCGTTCGAGGCTCCAGAAGGGCGTCAGCAGCCTCAGCTAGCTTCCCAAGGCTGACCGTAGTGGCCGCCGTGCCCGGCGTCAGGGCCGAGAGGACCCCGTCCAGGCTGGCCAAGTCGAAGCTGAAGGTCTTGTCCTCCGCTGTTTTCTGGAGGAGGGCGTTTGCTTCGTGGTTGGCGGCCTCCACCACGCGCTGGATCTGAAGCTGGCTCAGGCCGTGCTCCGAGGCGTGCTTGGCGATTCCCTCGTTGAGGGGGACATCACTACGCACTAGATCACGGGCCGCGCTCCGGGCCATGAAGTAGAGGGCGAGGGAGTTCATTCGTGTTGCTCAGCTGAAGCTGACACTGGGAGCCAGTGCCAGTGAAATGGTACGAGACTGCGTCCAAGGAGCGCAACCTATTAGCCAATCCTAAGTTGCTGCGGTCAAGGAGCAACTCAATCCAGCGGAGTCAGCCAGCTCGGGACCAGCTTATTCCGGTGCTGGAGGCCCGCCATGTAGGCGTAGTTGACCGAGTGGAAAGCATCGTCCGGCAGGTCGTGGTCGTACTTCCGGGTGTTCCGCCGCTCATCGAACTCCACGTAGATAGTCGTGAAGTCGTCAACGAACTGGGACATCTCCTCCATTCGGAAGAATCGGACCTGATTGGTGCGGATCGAGTCGATCAGCTTCTCCATGCCCTGGTTGCGGTCGATGATGTACCGCTCCGCCTTGGCGTTCCAGGAAGCCATCTGCTTCTGGCCGCCGTACTGGAACTCGAGCAGGCAACGCTGATGAGCCACGCGGTGCCAGCCGTGCTCGTGGATCAGCTGCTTGTTGATAGCAGCACCGAACCCCCAGTCAGCCCCCATCCAGCGGACACGGGCCTCGGTGAAGTACTGGTTGATGACCTTGGTCTGGAGGGCCAGGTTCGACTCATCGCCAACCAGTCTGCGCATCCAGAGGACTTCGAAGTGGCCGGCGGTCGCCCACCAGCCGATAGTCAGCACTGTGTAAGAAGGATCCTCACCCTCACCCGGCCCGTAATCGACCCCGCCGAAGAGCGGCACGCCGCGGTCGGCCAGCTCGCGGCACTGTTGGATCGTCCACATCCCTCGATCCGCGTCGCAGGCGTCCCGCATCACAGCCTCGGTCAGGACCAGCTGGCCCTCGTCGTATGGCAGACCCAAGCACTCGTTGAAGTACTTCTGGCGGCTGTAGTTAGGGTCGTCCCGCTTGGCGATGATGTCCGCGTGACTCTGGAACGGGACCATCAGCTGACTGATTCGGAACCCCCAGCACTTGTCGAGGAGCTCGGGGCGCTTAGGCACGAACTGCCCCACCTTGGGGTTGATCTCCTTGCCGCACCGGACGCAGGCGAAGAAGTCGTCGCCCACGATCCGCTCGTCCATGAAGTTCCAGTGGTTGCACGCCGCGCACTGACTCAACCACTCGAACTGGCAGCTGTTCTCGTACCGCCGGCTCAGGACATTGGAGGTCGTCTTGGGCGTCCCGGCATAGGAGCGGAACCGCAGTTCGGCCGTAGCGTGGCTTTGGCACTCCTCCAGAACAGGGATAGCATCAGAGACGATGTCCTGGATCTCGTCGACGTTGAGGTGGTGGCAGGTAATGCCTCGAGCGTTGTCGGCGCTCAGGTAACAGCTCCGGAAGTTGTAGAACGCCCCGTTCATGAACTCTCGGGCGGAGACCTGCCACAGCGTCCGGCTGGGCTTGATCCACGGGGCGAGGTTCGGGCTGTCCTCGCACATGGGCTTGAAGCGCTGCTGGCTGAAGACCCGGACCTGGTCGAAGCGGGGCGCCACGTACAGGGTCTTGTAGCTCTTGGTCAGCGCCCCCAAGGCCACGGACTTGGCGCTCTGGGTGGTTGACTTCTCGACCTGACGGCCGGCGATCCAGATCTGGTTACGGCACCCCTCCGGGTACTCTTCTACCGGGTCGTACAGCCCCTTCAGGTACTCCCGTCCGACGAAGCTGAAAGGCTCCTGGTCGACCGTCAGGAGGTTCTCCACCATATCCGAGATGGTGGCCATAATGACGCCGCCGTGAGCCAGGCCCTCAGCAAGGCCCGGAGGCGGGTTGATCGGATCAGCCCGGTCCGCAGACTCCTCTGCGGCCTCTTCAGCTTCCTGGTTGTAGGCGAACCAGTCTAGCTCCTCCCACTGCTCGTCAGTGATGTCGTCGTTATCTCGGAAGAGCTCGTGCAGATCCTCAAGGAGCTCCACATTGCTCGAGGAGAGCGGCGTACCCCCGAACGTGGCATCATCCATGGTTCAGTTCTTCTCCTTCGGCGGAGGGGAGCCGAAACAAGCCAGCCCCATCCATCTGCGAGATCTTCATCTCGAACTGGCTGAACACGTCGGGCATAGACGCGGCGGCCCCTCCTTTGCCGGTACCCTCGATATTCGAGCGATCGACCAAGTAGGCGAAGTTGCGCAAGAGAGCGCTGAACTCTCGGGTGTTCTCTTGGGAGCCGGGGGCAAGCAGGGTCGCCGAGGTCTTGGTTAGGACCGCGTTCCGAAGCTGGACCACGGTGTCCTCGATCGACATGTCCTCGACGAAGCCGAGAGCCATGCGGAGCTCGGGGATCGTGGAGCCGACGGCTTTACCTAGGAGGTCCCGATGCGACGGCTTCAGGCCCTTCAGGTAGGCCTGGATCTCGTCGTTGTCCAGGAAGCTGATGTCGTGGTAGAGGACGTGGTAGAACAGGAGCGCCTCGAGGTTGATCGAGAAGCCCGCCACGTCTGCGATGAAGTCAGCAATCTCAGGCAGTTTGGCGCGAGAGCTCAAACCCATGTCGATGCCTAGTTTGATCTCAGGATCCGACAGGTACTTGAAGCTCTGCTCCTGCTGTGGGTTGTGGTAGGCCTCGTAGATGCCGCAGACCTTGAGCAGCACGTCAAGCTGCTTCTTCTCCGTGGCGGTCGAGGCCTCGGCATGCGCCCGTACCTTCTTCTGAAGCGGGCGCGGGACCGCCTCCACAAAGGCCTTGTGCATCTTCTTCAGCTGAGGGAGCTTGAAGCTACGGGCCGCAATCATGTTCCTGTCCAGAAGCTCCGCGTACAGATCCTCCACCGGGACCTGGATAAAACGAAGGAACAGGAAGCGCAGGAAGGGCAGCCGGGGAATCCCCTGCGCCCTCCCAAATGACATGACGTGATTGCGCGCCATCGCCAGAATGCGCTTTTGGTCATTCGACTCAAGGTCGGTGACCATGAGCCCGTTGCGGGGGTACCACGTGAGCACAAGAGTCCCTCGATCCTCGAGGGCCCTCAGGGTCCTGTCAGTGATCCCGTACTTGCGGCAGAGTTGAGAACGCGAGTACGGCCCCGTGGAGCCGGCCATCGCGGACCTACTTAGCGGTCACCGCGTTGCGGAGCTCGCGGAGATCACGAGACACCGAGTCCAGAGAGAACATCGCCGTCCGCAGGGGCTGGGAGTCGATGGATAGCCCAAGGCGACTAGCCAGAAGCAGCTGGGCCACGCAGTCCTTGGCCTCCTCGAGTGCGTCGATGCGGTCCACGAACTTGTGCATGTTCTCCTCATTGAGGAAGTTCAAGCCCAGGATCGCATCGATGGTCTTCTTGGCCTTCTCCTCTTCGACCTTGGCGCGCTTGCACAGGTCGGGGGTGATCAGGCCAGCAGCCAGCGTGCAAGACTCGAAAACAGACGGATCCGGCTCGGGGAACGAGTAGGTCTCGCCAGCGGTCTTCTCGACCTCGGGATAGATGACGAAGAAGGCGCGGCCGACCTTATCCATGTGGTCCAGGATCGCTCCGCGGACCTCATCGTCCAAGCCCGTCAAGTAGCTCGCCAGCTTATCCAGAGCCATGCCCTCGGCCGGCACGCGCTTCAGACTCTCGAGGCGCCCGGCCTGGTGGACCTTGAACAGGCCGCCCACCTTCTCAATCGAGGTCATACCTACCGGCAGGGTCTTCTGGTTCGCCACGTCGACGTTCAGAAGATCCGCCTCGCGGCCCACCGGGAACATCGCCCACTCGTCAGACAGGAAGATCTGATCCTCCGCCTGCTTGTACAGTGGGTTGTCGGCATCAAAGCGCAGCGACCACCGCCGACCGTCATCGGCCTCAACCAGCGTGCGCTTATCATCCTGGTCCAGGACCGTGAAGGGCTCACTAGCCACGGCCGATCCTTCCTTGATCAGGGCGAGCACCGCCCGGTCGCCGATCTCACGCTCCGGGATGTCGAACTCCTGGACAGGGCGCCCGGCGGGGTAGCCTCGCCAGGCGCGACCGTAGGTGGCTTCCTTATCCAGACCGAGCACCGAGAACCGACCCGGCGTAGCCACCTCACCGCGTCCAAAGGTCAGATGGTGATCGAAGACTAGAGCGGGGACGTTGCCTTTATCCGTCGACACCTGGGCAAAACCCGCGGTCTTGATGGTCTCGAAGGGTCGGGTAGTCACCATGCGCGCGCTGTACGCGACGCCGGCCACCTTCTCCTCTTCTTGCTCGAGCTGGGCGTGCTTGATGTACTCGCCCAGGACCTCCCCAAACCAAGGGTTGGCCAGGCAGAAGCCCATCTGATTGGCCTCGTGCAGGGGCTCGAGGACCTCGGTCAGCTGGTCCCGGGTGAAGCCCAAGGAGCCATAGGCGTACTTACCGTCGAAGGGCGGCAGGGTCGCGTAGGTGATCGAGCTGTCAGACGCCTCGCCCTTGCCCGGCTTCACGGCTTTGCCGAAGGAGTGGCTCTGCACCGCGGCGGTGAAGGCCTCCTTGGTCAGCGGCTGGAGACGGTCGTCAGCCACGAACAGGTCCAGCGGCTGAAGACGGTTGCTCTCGACGATCACCGGCATGGTGACTTTGTCGCCGATCTTGACGTGGCCCACGCCATGGCCGTCGTCGGTATCCGTCTTGTTCATGGCCACCACGACCTTGTGGTCGGCGATGTACGGGTGCTGCTCATGCAGGTAGTCCATGATCTCCTGTTCCCACTCCTTGGGGTCCTTGGAGAGCTTGGAGCTGGCGAGCTTCTGAAGCAGGTTGTCGGGGGCCGAGACGAAGAGCGGCTGGCCGCCGAGGTTCGGGTTATCAGTTGCCATGGCGAGTGACCTCCACGCGGCCGATGTAGGAGACCGGTTCAGCGGTTGTGTTGTGGATCGGGATGTATCGGTAGCTCTGTCCCGCGCTGTACAGGTCCAGAGTCAGGGCGTCGTCGGCAGTACCGTCGATCGACAGCAGCGCGTGATGCCCGGGAACAGCACGCGCCCAGGTAGTCGAGGTAGCCGCGTTGGTGTTCTTGAGGCGGCACCAGACATCACTGTGCCCGACGTTCTGGATCGTGAAGGTAGCCTCGCCCACGAGCGAGACGTTACCGGCGGCCACATTGAGCGGCGAGGCCTGCGTGTGCTCAGGCCGGACTTGGAGGACTCCGATGGAACTCATGCTAGGCTTCGTCGCGATAGACCGTCAAGCGACCCGGTAGGTAGGATACCGGCGCTCCGGTTTGGTGAGTGTGAATGAAACGGGGTTGACGCGGGACGTAAACGTCCAACGTGATGGCTTGGCCGGCTACGCCGTTGACCTCGACAAGGGCTCGGCGGCCCGGGGCAACGTCGACAAATGAACCGGTCTCGGCGGTAGTACGTGTTCGAGCCTTGACGCGTGCAGACCCGATGTTCTCGACTACGATGTTGGCGTTTGTGCCTGCCGAGACCCCTCCTAGACGGACCGCTAGGGGCGAGGCCGCATTGTCGTTATCCGGAGGAACTCGGATTACTCCTGTTGCGAAGTCGGGCATGGGAAGACTCTAAGGTCCAGTCTAGTATACGTTTAGGCCGACGCCACTGCCTTGCGCCAACCGGATGGCGTGTGTGGTGTCCCCGCGGGTATGCGGCGCATAGGCGGCCCCCTCCAGTACGATAGGGACCCCATTTACCCGAAAACGGCTCTCACCGGTGAGGACCGGGGTAGGTGGGAAGCCGTCATGGCCGGCCGAGAGCTCCCCTAGGAGGGCCACACGCTTACCGTTGAGGCGGAACCCCGCAGCGCTGCCGTGCTTGTCCCCACAGCTGATGGGGTCACCCTCTCGCTGGACCTCAGCCAAGGTTCACGTCCATGTCAGAGGCGTTGATCGTCATATTCCCGCCGGCTGTCTGCGTGATAGCTCCGTCGACCTCGAGGGTGTAGGAGCTCACGCGGATCGTAAGCCCGCTGTTGTCCAACGAGAAGGACTGCCCGGCCCGCTCCATGAGGAGCTGATCAGGCTTCATGATCACCCGCTGAGTCTCCTCAGAGGCTGTATTCAGGACCTCGAGCTCACCCCGATCCTGGTCGTAGGTTACCCGGAGACCCCCTAGATCGAGATGCACACCGCGCTCCACGTTCCCCTCTGCGGCGTCCCCGTAGGCCGTACTAGCGGCCGGATGCGCCACGCCAGAGGGCGTAGAGGGGTTCTGAGTGCCAGAAACAGGGTGCGCCGCGTTCTCAGCCTCAAAGGAGCCCACCTGACCGGTGATCCGCTGCTCACCGCCCGTCTCTTGCTGGAACCGGTAAGTCCCCAGATCGTTGTCGATCTCCTCCGCACGGTGGTCGCCCCAGATCGTTCGCTCCCCGCGATCTGCAACCGGGGCAATCAGGAGCTCATCGCCCGACCCGCCGTCCGAGGCCAGGATCTGGCCCTCAGAGCGGATCTTGTCGATCACGGTCGTATCCAGCGCGTTCCTTCGTAGAACCAATCGGCGGGTCGTCTTACCCGCTTGATCCCCGTCCGCAGGGGTCAGGACCTGGAGGAGTACGCCGGCTGCCTGGAAGATCTCGTTACGGCAGCGTCGGTAGATGGTGTTGGTGGCCTTGTGATACAGCGAGTGGCATAGGCCAGAGGCCCACAGCAGGATATCGCCGAAGCTGTAGACCTTCACTCGAGACCGCCTCAGGTGGTCTTTCGTGCGGTTCTCCAGGCCGGCATCGCCCGCAAACTGCGGCTCCTCGGCCATCCCCTGGTAATCCAGAGGGCGGAAGGAGGGTGCCTGAGCCGGGTCCTTCTGGGTCAGCGCCGCTCCAACCGCAGCCTCAGAGGCCGCAGCTTGTTCGCTAGCCCCGGGGAGGGCTTTGTCCGGGGCCCGGGAGATCCGATCCAGCTCCCCCACAATGAGCCACGGCCGGGCCTTGAGCTCCACGACCACGCAGCCCCCGCCTACGGGGATGGGCTTGTCCAGGCCGGTCAGGAGCCTGCGGCACTGTCGATCCCCGATGCCTTCGACCGAAACTAGGTAGAGCTTCTTGCTGGGATCATAGGAGCGTACGACGCCCACGTGGTGGACACCGGAGCCCGCCTTGGAATCAGCGAACTCCGCGAACCCGGCCCACGAGGTAGCGCCATACTGCGGCTGCATTCCTAGGTCCCGTACTCCGTGGCTACAGCTGCCAGGAGCTTCTTGCGCATCTCGGGCCGGCGGCTCTGGATCAGCGCCACCAGGCGATCGTAAAGGGCCTTCTCGGTCAGCTTGGGGTTGCGCTGACGCATCAAGGGAAGGTTCCGACGCGCCAGCCGGCGCACCTGAAGCAGCTCATCGCCTTTGAGGGGGACAGCCACGCTCGAACGCATCCGCATACGACGCATCAGGTCCGGGTTCAGTCGGGCCTTGTCGATGTCGGAGCGAGTCAAGCTCTTAGGCTGGCTGTCTTTCTCCTTCTTCTTCTTTTTACCTGCGGCCTCCTTCAGGAGACCCTCGATGTAGGCTGCGCTGCGCTTGGTCATCGCTTCACCCCTTGAGGTCGTTTGATGGCTTCGATGGATCGGAGGTTGGTGAGACCCAGGCGGGCCATCGGGTGGCCGCGCACAAGGTCCGTGGCTTTACCCAGGCTAGGGGCCTCGGTGAGGGTCCGCTTGAGCTTCTCATGGGTGAGCGTTCCCACGAAGTCCTCGCTCTGGAACGGGGCCTGCTTGATACCCATGATCATAGGCTCGAACTGGATCGGGCGAAGACGGCGCTGCTTGAGCTTGCGGTTCATCTCCTCGATCTGGTTGACAGGCATGACCTCCCCGGCATGTACCGGGAAATGGCGGCCGGCGTCTCCGACGTCCGTCACAGTCGCACGGTCAGTAAGAGGCTTGACCACCGTCTCGAAGATCCGGCGGTTGACCTTCTTGCCGGCCGCTCTGTAGTTAGCATCCAGCTCGTTGATCAGATGGGTACGGACACGATTGATGTCCCCTGTCGTATCTAGCAGCTCCTGAGGCTTGATCACACCCGACTTGCTCAGCTGATCCCCCGCCTTCACGCGCTGGCCTCGACTCACCGCTACCCCCAGCTCCTTGGGGATGAAGTGCTTCTCGGAGCCGACGTAGACGTAACTACCGCCCGCCGGCGCTGTGTCGATGCGCGTCACCTGGCCGGTGGCCTCGCTCAGGATGGCTTTGCCTTGGATGCTTTGAGGCATCTCCATGATCTGACGGATGCGCTCAAAACCCAGGTCGGGCCCACCAACAGCGCCACCAGTGTGGAAGCTGCGCAGGGTCAGCTGGGTAGCCACCTCACCCAGGGTCTGGCCGGCCAGAGCACCGACGTGATAACCGATGCGAGGCGGTTTGCCATCCTCGAGTAGGCCGAAGCACTTCTGACAGACGCCCTTCTGCGCCTGACAAGTCAGAGGGCTACGGACCTTGACCGTTTTCTGGCCTAGGGAGCGCAGGCGGCGGGCGATGTCCGAGGTGATCAAGACGTTGCGGTAGCGGCCCTCGGCGCCGTAGCGGTGCGCGAGCTCCTGGGAGTTGAGCGGCAGATCCTGGCCCGACTTGGTTCCGCAGTCCGCGACGGTCACCTGGTTCTCGATCGAGCTGTTGACGAGCATGCGGCTGAAGTAGCCCGTATCCGCCACGCTCAGGCCTTTGTCGATCAAGCCCTTCCGGGCGCCGGGGGTCGTACCCAAGTAGGTACCTAGATCGTGGCCCTCGGCATAGGACTTCTCGACCGGGATCGGGACCGTCTTGCCCTTGTGATCCGTCACTGCCACGGTGCTCGCCAGCATCCGGTGGATGCCTTTGGAGCCTAGGGCTCCGGATGTGATGCCAGCCTCCACGAACCGGTTATCCTCTGCCGACGCCAGCAGCGCTGCGATGTCTTCGAGCGCCTCGCCAGCCGCCTCATCGAACCCCTTGGTCTTGGCGTCTCGTTTGAGCTTGTTGACGATCTGATCCCGCTTGCTCGTATCAAGCTCAAGGTCCCGGAGACTCACGGAGAACCCGACCTCGGTCACGTAGTGGTTGCCTAGGTCCTTGATCTTCGAGATCACTTGAGCGGCCCGGTCGGGGCCCAACTGCCGACCGATGCGAACCAGGAGCTGGCTCAAACGCGGACCGGTCACCGACGTACGACCCACGCGCAGATCCATAGGAAGCGCCGTGTTGAAGATGGCCTGACCGGCGCAGGTCACAGCGCCTTGGACCTTCACCGCTTCGTTGACCTTGATCTCCTTGGCCTGGTATGCCTTGACCATCTCCTGGTCGGAGGAGAACGACTTGGAGGCAAGTCCCTTGGGCGTAGTCATCAGGTACACCCCGAGGATCGTCTCCTTGGTCGGGGCATGGACCACGAACTCCTCCCGAGGGCTGAACAGGTTGCGCGACGGGAGCAGCTTCTCACGAGCCTCGCGCCGGGCCTCTTCAGAGACCGGAACGTGTAGACCGGCCGTATCCCCGTCGAAGTCCATGTTGTAGCCGCTCACGATGAGCGGGTTGACCTCGACCGCCTTACCGTCGATCACCCGGGGCTTGAGGGCCTGGATGTTGAACTTGTGCAGTGAGGGCGCGCGGTTCATCAGCACCGGGCGGTCTTCAGCCTCCACCTCGAGCGCACGACGGGCGGCC